CCAGCATCGAACGCGCCGAGTCGATGTCGCGATAGCCCTCGGCTTCGGTCTGCTCCTGCAACAACTGCAAGAGCTCCGCGTCGCTCGCAGGGCCGCCCTTCTTTCGTCCACCAGGCTTCACGGCTCCTGGAGACAGGATCACGTTGCCGAAACGGTCCGTGTAGTACCCGGCGTTCTCAGCGCCGCCCAGCATGGTTGGGCCGAGGTTCGGGTTCTGCCCAAGTACCTGCAACGGGATGTTGCTCGTTGCAAGGCTTGTCGGTGTTTGGCTCGTGGGAACCGTGCCCGGGGTCAAGCCGCCCGTGTTGGGATTGAAGAACGGCGTGCCGGTGCCCGCGCCAGGCATCGTCGGCAACGGAGCGGCTTGATATCCCGGAATGGGAATAGGCGTCGGCGTGTAGAACCCACCACCCCCCGGCGGCGCGGTTACAGGAGGATTGGCCACGGGCGGTCCGCTCACGTCTGGCGGCATCACCGGCCCCCGGTCGGGACGCGAGGGCAGCCCTCCGCCTGTCTCTGGGATCGGAGTGATCGGCGTGTTGCCACCAGGAAGTCTCGCGCCCGACGAACCACGGCCCCCGCCAATGCGACGGAGAAGACGGCCGATGTCGGTGTCCTCACCAAAGAAACTACCGAAATTAAACCCGCCGCCTCCGCGCGAGGGGCGTTCGTTGCGATCGTCAATGCCGTTTAGGTTACGGTCAATGAAATCCATTGTGCGCACCGGGCCGCCACCCGGCACCGTGCCCCCACCTGCTGGAGGCTTGATATCGACTACAGGTGGAAGGATCGGGCCCGGCTCATCAGGGGCAGGTTTACCGCCGCCGGTTGGAACTTCAATGCCGCCTCCACCGGAAGGCGGGGGCTGTGTGACAGGAGGCTGTGTTGGAAGAGGACTGGTGACAAGCCCAGGAGGAGTAGCTGTTCCCCCGCCTCCGCCAGTGCCTGGGCCGCCAGGGCTCGGACGGTTTTTTTCTTCCTCGGCTCGGCGACGAGCTTCCTCTTCAGCTTGACGGCGAGCTTCCTCTTCGGCGGCACGGCGCGCAGCCTCGTCTGCAAGACGGCGCTTCTCCGCTTCCTCGGCTACTCGACGGGCTTCTTCAGCCGCTCTACGAGCTTGAGCATCTTGCTCTGCAATTCGGCGAGCTTCTTCCGCACGACGAGCTGCGTCTTGTTCAGCAGCTCTACGAGCGGCTTCTTCTTCGGCAGCTTTTCGCGCAGCGTCTTCAGCGGCCTTTCGAGCGGCTTCTTCTTCTGCTGCTCTTTTGGCGGCTTCCTCAGCCGCACGACGATTGGCTTCTTCTTCAGCGGCTTTACGAGCGGCTTCTTCTGCTGCACGGCGTTGTCCCTCCTCGTCAAATTGAGTCCCCGCCCCGGCGGTTGGCCCACCAGGCATGTAACTACCACCGAGCCCAATGCCTGACATATTGATGCCGGTCGTAAGATTGCCGAATCCTGCGGCGTTGATCTTGGCCAGTTCTGCCAACTGCTCCGGCGTCAAGGTTGGCGTGGCTGAGGCGCCAGTGAGTTGTGAAAGATCCGCGGCCGCGCTTCCGGGGGCAGTGATCGTCTCGCTCTCTTCCGTACGAGGCGCACGTTCGCGTGCCTCTTGCTCACGAATAAGTGCTGCCGTTCGCTCACGCTCCTGCTGACGAACGATCTCCGCCGCGCGCTCGGCTGCGGCTTGCTCCTGTGCAACACGAGCCGCTTCTTGACGCGCGGCTTCTTGCCTTGCCACTTCCTGTGCAGCGGCTTCTTCTTGCGCGCGACGTGCGGCTTCTGCCTCGGCGAGTCTGCGCTGCTCTTCGGCACGACGGGCTTCTTCGTCGCGGCGAGTGCGGACAGTATCTTCCCGTGCGACCGTCTCTTGCGCACGAGTGCGGGGCGTCGTTGCAGGCTGGACCTGTTGGCGCGGAGCTTGTTGCGCGGCGCGTGCTGCGGCAGCGGCTTGCTCTGCCTGCTGACGTGCAGCCGCTTCTTGTGCCGCACGTTCCGCTTGTTGTCTCGCGGCCTCTTGTGCAGCACGCTCTTCCGCTGCACGCATGGCTGCCATGTCCTGCGCAGCGCTGCCCGGACGGGCTACAGGCTCTTCCCGTTGTATGGGGCGAGTGACCATCGTAGGACGCATCGTCCCCGCGGACGACGGGCCGGGGCGCACGGACAGTGGAGAGGCTTGCGGCTCAGGCTGGGCAGCGGGCTGCGTTACCGCAGGAGCGGCTGCTGCACCAAACAACGGCTGCGTCGCCGCAGGAGCGGAGAACGTCGGGGTCGGCTCAACAACAGGTTGTGCCGCTTGGTTGAGTTGGTTGAACTCCTCCAGTGCCGTCTCTGCCGCACGCGAGACACCCGGCTCGCGCGCAAACCGCGACGCGGCCTTGTATTCCTTCAGCTTGGTCTTCGGGTTCTTGGTTCCCGCGCCGCCGAGCTTCTTCAACAGATCACGGGCCGTGGAGCTTAAGTACGCAAGCTCGGTATCGCCGCCACGGCCAGCCGAGGCAACCTTCTTGATAAACGCTGCGGTGTCCTTGCTGGACAACGGTTTCGACGACTTCTTGGCCTTCGGCATGGCTACTACGCCCCCGCGGTGATTGGCCTTGACATTCTAGTCGTCAATAGTATTCCGGTACAAGCGGCCGTCCCTGACCGGGCATGTCCTGGTAGTCCGTGTTCAACGACACGAAGTTGCCCTGACGGAAGCGCATGATCGCCTGCGTCGTCGAGTCGACCATGTCGTCGTTGTCGCCGTTCGGGAATGCAGCGCACTCCTCGACAAGCTCTTCCGCCCAATCGGTGTCCGGGGCCCAGACCATTCCCGCCTCGAACACAGGGGCTACCGCATGCGCGCGGCTTACCTTGTCGGTGCCGGATCGCCGGCCACCCGGCGTGTACATCGTCACAGGAATGCCCATGCGACGAAGCTCCTGCTGCAACGTCACACCCGTTGCCTTGGCTTCGATCAGCACGTTGTCGGGATTCCAGCGCTTGTACTCGTCCTTCGCGATCCGCTTCAGTTCAGGAAAGTCCCAACGCCCACGCACGACATCAAGCAAAACAATATTCGGCCCCGAGTCCTGGTTCGGATAAAACACACCCCAGGTCGTGATCACGCTATAGTCAGCGGTCTCCTTCTTGCTGTACGCCGTGTCGTAGCTCTGGATGATGTAGTTCACAATCGGGGGCTGCGGTTCAGGCCAGATCTTCCACCACTCGCGTTTCAGGATCGCGCCCTCGTCGTTCGTGGGCTGCTGCTGATACATCGCGTTCCACTTCTGCACGGAAAGCGAAGACTTCACGCCCTCCAACTCCTCGAGCGCCCAGAACTCCGGCCACAACGGTTTGCCAGACGGCAGGATTGCCGGGAACTCGATGACCTCCCACTTATCGGCGTTGTGGCTCGACTGAGCCTTGAGCAAGCGGGCCGTCAGATCCTTCGTGCCCCAGCGCGTCATGACGATGACGATCGCACCGCCTGGCTGGAGACGGGTTCGCGGACCGCCCTGATACCATTCCCACGCGTTGTCCAAAGCCAGATCCGAGTACGCGTCTTGTTCCGAATGCGGGTCGTCGATGATGAGCAGATCCGCACCACGTCCGGTGACCGCACCGCCCACACCGACCGCGAAGTAGCTACCGCCATGGTTCGTGTCCCAACGGCCGGCAGCCTTGCTGTCCTGCTTAAGATCCACCTTCGGGAAGAGCTCTCGATAACGATCGGACATCATCAGGTCGCGCACCTTACGGCCGAACTTCACTGCGAGCTCTGCCGTGTGCGTCGCTTCAATCGTCTGCAATCGAGGTTTGCGCCCCATCAAGAAGGCCGGCAGTAGGTACGACGCGAACTCCGACTTCGTGTGACGAGGCGGCATGTTGATGATCAGCCGCTTCAGTGTTCCCTTGGCGATACGATCAAACGCTGCACCCATGCGCCGATGGTGGTCGCCCAGGATCGCCTCGGGCCAGACGTACCGCACGAAGTCGATGAAGTTGTTACGCGCCTTGTCCTGCGTTTCCAGCAGCATCAGCCGGTATTCCAGCCGCAGCCGCTCTTCCTCAATGTCCTTCGGCACCGCGCTCATGAAAAGTCCGTTGCGTAGAAATTTGCACAAATTTTTGCACGAGTTGACAAGTTAATCAAAGGGGGTGGTTTTCCTTCCCCCGGGGTCGACGATGTTCCACGTGGAACCAAAACCATTTTGCCGCTCATCCAATGTGTGAAATCGGGCATTAGCCCCCGAAGGCGAACAACCGGCCCGTTTTTTGGACCCGGCCCCCGTAACTCGTTGATCGGCCACGGGAAAATTCGCCGCGGCGCGCGGCTCGCGGGCCAATACGTGCTGCCCTTGTAGGAAATAAACACTCAAAGAAATAACCAAACACGGCCCGCGGACCACGGCCACGCGCCACGGCCCGCGGACCACGGATCCGGCCGGCCGATCACGTACCACGGGCACGGAATCACAGCTCACGGGCCGCGCATCGCGGCCTAGCTAGTCGACGGGCCCGGCGGGCGGATCCGGCCGGGCGCTCGAGCTCGAGGGCGGCCGACGGGCACGCCGAAGGGCGGTCGGCTCCCATACCGGCCGACGGGCGGCCGGGCCCGGGAAAGGGCGCCGAAGCTCGGGAACGGCTCCCAACGGGCGCAAAAAAAAAGGGCCGGCGCATGGCCGGCCCTCAGTAGCACCAGGGCGAAAAACGGACAGGCTAGCCCGGGCGGCCGATATCGCCGACGACGTGGTGCCGGAGAAAGGATCCCGGCGGAAGCTCGCGGGCGAACCGCTCGAGGGCGGCCGCGTCATCGGGCGCGCCCTTCGAGCTTGTCGCGCGCCATTGCATGGCCACGTGGCCGCCGGATCCATAGCACCCGCCCGGCTCCTCGGTGCCAACGCGGCGAGCTTGCGAACCGTGCGCCGTGAACACGACGACAAAGTCCCGATCGCCGCGGGCACACAACGGCTCGCCGTCGCCGCAATTCGAGCACGTGATATCGGACACTTCCGCCGGGCAGCGCACAAAGCGCACGCCGTCGACGCGTTTCGGAATCTCGACGCCGGCGCCGATCGTGAGCGTAGTTGGCCGCCCGAGCTTGCGAGCTTTCAACGCGGCCGCGAGCGTATCGGCCGAAAAATTGATCACGGTTTCACCGGCGGCCGGGGCCGGAAGCTTCGCGGCCGGAAAATGCGAGTAAGTCCACGCGCGGCCGTTCCGTGGCACGGCCCGCCGAAGGGCGGCCAGATATCCGCGATCGATAGCACCGGCGGCGGCGGCCGGTTGCGGATTCAACGGGCACGTGCGCGGGCACGTGGAAAATACGTTGGAAGCGCCGGCGCGGTACGTCACCGCGATCGGGCCAGTCTTCGAGTTTGCGGACACTTTCACAGTCTTAAGCATGGCGAGAAATTCTCCTTTCTGGCCGGGCCGCCATGGCCCGGTTCGGAGAGTGTCGCAAAAAAGAAAGGGCCGGCGCAAGGGCCGGCCCTCGAGTAGCGCCCGGGCGCTCGGGATCTAGGCGGCCAGATCCTCGAGAATGGCGCCGGCCGTCGCTTCGAATTCGACGCGCTCGGCGGTCCACGGAATCGAGCGAGCGTAGGCCGTGGCGCCCGTTACCGCATCCCATGCGGACTCGATCGGGCGGCCCTCTTCGGCCATGTGCACGGTTTTAATCCGATCGGCCACGCGCGGCCCGAATCGTGACGCCAAAAACGCGTCGACCTTTTCGAGCTTCGAAGCTTGCGCCGTGCGCAGAATGTTCGACACGTTCGAAGCGCTCGCGCGTGAGTACTCGAGGAGCGCCGGGGCGGCCTCTTCGATGAACCGATCGGGCGCGCTCGCCGTGTGTCGAATCGAGATCTCCTCGAGCTCATGGGCGCCCCACACGATACGGTTGGCGCACACGTAGTCGAAAAGAAAGGTTTTTATTTTGAGCGCACCGGCGCCGGTTTCCGAATTGGTGACGAAAAACCCGCGGGCAAGCTCGCCGGTCTTACCGTCGCGCCGGTTCGGAAGCTCTATCCGGTTTTTCTCATCGGCGAGGAACACGAACATATCGCGATCGCCGGCGAATAGCGTGGTGTTCGCCGTGGTGACTTGCGAGAGCTCGCGGCCGAATTCCCCCGGCACGCGGAAGTCACCCGTCACACCATCGCCGAAGCGATCCTCGAGGGCGCGCACTACGTCGACATTCCAAATGCGCCCGTAGCGCGGGCCCGTGGCGGCCCGAAGCTCGAGCTCAGAAGTGCCCGGGCGCCGAGTGAGTAGCACGCCGGTATCGATCGCGTCACGTTCAACGCGTAGGCCGTAGTTCAGACAATCGGCCGCGAGAGGCGCCGGGAGTGTGCGCAAGTAAGCGCCCGGGGCGCCGGAGAGATTCGCCAACTGGCCAAAGGCCCAGTTAGTCGGGGCAGCCGCGCGGCCGTTCGGGCCCTCGATCACAATTCCGCGATTGTCGGCCGTCGGGATCGCCGAGAGTTGGCGTGAGCTGATCACCTTCGCGGATGAGTACGCGCGGAGCTCTTCGAGCTTTTCGCGCATCGCGGGCAGACTGGTGAAGCGCTCCTCGAGAGGGCGGGTCGACCATTGGCGGGAAGCTTGCATTAACTCAGACATTGTCAGTTCTCCTTTCTAGTGGCCGGCACGATATGCGCCGGTGGCCCGAGTATGGGCTAACGGTCAGGACGTTGCAAGGGTCGAAGAATTTCGCGCGACTCGGGATCGAGCTCGAAGACTTCGCCGGCCGCGTCGACTCCGACGAAGGCTATTCCCTCTTCAGCTTCGAGCGACTCGCGCTCGATCTGCAAAAGTTCGGCAAGCTCTCCGCCCTCCGCGTCCGCGTCATGCTCGAGGGCCTCAAGCCGAAGGTCGATATATTGCGCGCGCTCTCCGTCCGCTTCCGCGTACGTGTCGAAGACTACGGGCTCCATGTCCGCGTCCGTCGATCCCTCGAGCGAAACCGACGGGCCGCAGAGCGTCTCAGTAACGCACGCCCACCCGGTGCGGACGAACTCCGGCGCGCTCATCGATCGCCCTCCTCTTCGGCTTTCAGCGCCTTGATCTCTTCGATCTCCGCGTCGAGTTCCTCTTCGGTCATGTTGTTGAAGCCGACGAACCCCGTGAGCAAGTAATGCATGAGCAGCATATCTTCGTTGCCCTCGAGAATCCGGGTCATGGACTCATCCACCAAAAAATCGACCTTTTCATCACGTGTCATAACGCCTCCGATTGTGAGTGATTCAAACATCTGCCCAACTAAACGTCCGCCCGAGCCCCTTGATGGTTTTTAGTCCGCGCTCACGCGCGAGCCGTTCCATCTCGAGAGCTTTGGCGTACAGATCCGGGTGTCGCTCGCGTAACTCGACGATCTCGTCACGCTTCGACGCCGGACAATGAAAGCAGCTCGATTTCGCCGGGATCGACAATCCGGCCGCGACGATCTCGAGCTTGCATCGATCACGATCCCATCCCCACTCGATCAACGGGAACCGATTTGTGTAACCGTCCGCCGCTTTGCCCTCCGCCTTAAATCGGCGAACGCTATCGCGAGGGCCGGCGTCGTAACCGACACATTGCGTAACGGTGAGGCCCTGCGCCCATGCGTCACGTGCCGGCTGCCAGTTCTTCACGAACTTTCGTTGCGGATCGATTTTCCACACGATCGAGCATTGATGCTGCCCGTACGCGAGAGCAGGGAGTACGCGATTGCGCACACAACTCTCCGAAAGGCTCCGATCGTTTGATTTCGGTCGCGGGTTCTTCACGACGGTGACGCGCGGGAATCCAACGCGATCGAGCCATCCGTTGATGACCTCGAGGTACGCGTAGGTTTCCGGCTTCTCGTCGCCCGTATCAGCGAAGAGAATCAGATCCGGCCGTTCGCCTTGTTGCCACAAGCCGACGAGCATGGCCGTCGAATCAACGCCCATGCCGTAAGCCACCACTAGCGGGTTTCGTGCAATCGGTTCCAATTCCTTTCTCCTTTCTGCGGCCAGAGGCCGAATCGAATCCTCGTACAACGGGAACGCCCTGTCAACTATTTGCGATTCCTTCCATGCAGTATCGTCTGCCAGATCATAAACAGGATGAACTTAAACATATTTTTCTTTGGTGGGTCTTCCTCGAGCTTGATCGAGCCGGACGGAAACTGTTCTACGATCCTCGAGGCGTACCGATCACGCCGCGTCATCCTCGGCCTCCTCAAGATCTGGCACATCCTCGTATCGTGTGCACTCGCACTCGGGGCACACGTCCCCTTCAAACAACGTCACCCATTGCACGCCGATCCCGTAGTCGATTCGCTCGCGATCGACCAAGTGCAACGGTTCTTCGAATTCGTGACTGCAACTGCTGCATCGATACATAAAAACTCCTTTCTACTTTCTGGCTGGGACAACCCCAGAACCGCAACCCTAGTCGAACATCGCGCGCACCGTCAAGTGTTCATCAACTCGAGCTCGAGCATCGACCACGGCATCGTGCCGTAGTGCCATTCGGCCAGAGCGATCGTGTCCACGCCGGACTGCGCCAGCTCGAGCACCTGATCCCCGCGGTAGAGCTTGAGCACTCCCTCCTTCGTTGCCTCTTTCCCGTAAGGCACGAACAACACAAGCACGTAGGTCGCGCAGCCGATTTCGGCGTGGCGGGAATGGAAGGCGATCTGGTGTGGCGACAGGCGCACCCGGCGCCCGTGCTTGACGACCTTCAGCTCGACAGGGACGAACGTGCCCGATCGGGGCAGCGCGATGATGCAGTCGGGGATGCCGAGATTTACCCGCGACTCAATCCGGGTAATAAGGCAGTTTGATAGGTTTTCCTTCAGCCGCTGGTACAGCTTCGTCTCTGGCTTCGCCGGCATCCTCTTCCTCCTCGATGTCTGCTTCGACAGGCGGCTCTTCTTCCTTCGCAAGGCTCTTCTCCACCTGCTGCGGCGTCACGTCGATGATCGGGCTGCCGTTGCCGTAGAGCTTCTTGATCTCCTCGAGCTTGCGCATGACCTCTTCCTTGCTCATCGAGTCGATCGTGCCATGTCGAATTTCCTTCCGATCGATGTAGATCGTGCCGAGGGCTTGGCCTCGACGATACTCGGCTTGGACGGCAGCGCCAAAGGCCCCCGCGGCCAATGCTTGATCACGAATGAGCTGCAAGTCCCTCATGTGCCGCTCGTACGTGGTTGCGTACTTCTCGGCAAGCTCCGCCCGCAGCTTCTGGATCTCCGCAACGATGTGCGGGTTGATGTCTGGATCGGTCAGCGTCTCGGCGTAGTACTTCGCCCGCTTCTCGGGATAGCCGGCACGCAGGGCGGCCTCCTTGGCGGTGACGTGTCCGTCGCCCGCAACGAACTCGTTGACGAACGTCCACTCCTGGGTGGTAAGGATCTGCTTTTTCTTCTTGGTCGCAGGGACAGGCTTGCTGATCTTGTCGAGCGTGGTTTGGGGAATGCCGCGGCCGATCTGCCTCATCAGCCGATCCGTCGTCTTACTCACGCCGTCCTCCAGACTCGCCAACCGCCCTCGACCTTCCGGCAGGAGAACTTCCACCCGTGCCGCTTGGAGTACATCCACGCTGCCGATCGGACGTTCTTGACCATGGACGGCTCCTCGATGAGGAAGCTATCGCCGATGTGCATATCCTGAAACGGGTACTTCAGCCGGGCATGGTTCTCGGGCGGTGGTACGTTGGACTCAATTTGCAACATACCGACAGTCTACCGGGACTCAACTGTCAATGCCAAGGCGTTTTACGCACTTTAGTTAAAGAAAAATAGGGTCAATGAAGAAAAAAAATTTCGAAAATTTGTCCGCGCGCGATTTTTATATCAAATTACACCTACAAAGAGACGTAATGAGTACTGTACGAATACAAGTGATTGATTTGAAACACTTCTTACGTCTATTACGTCTATTACGTCATTTTTGTAAAAAATAAAAAAATAATTTCTTGTTGACCCTATTTTTTTCTTACTAAAGGCGTAAAAACGTAATTTTGGCCACGATGCGGTTGTTTTTGGCCCGTGATCCGTGATTCTTGTCTCATCAAAACCACAGATTTGCTCACGCCCCACGGATCATGCACAATAGTCGCAGCCCTCCGGGAGTCCCATCCCGGAGAGCCACTTCCCATCAATCGAGGAGATTCGACCGATGAGCAAACCTAATCTTGAGCGTATAGCCGAGTACTTTGAGTACGAACCGGACACCGGCACGCTGATCTGGCGGAAACGCAAGAAAGGGACTCGGATACAGAGTCGTACTATAGCAGGCTGGACGGATTGGCGCGGGGATAGGTGGGTCACCTTTGAGGGCAAGACCTATGCCCAGCACCGCATTGCATGGCTCTTGGGCCATGGCGAATGGCCTCCTTTCCGTATCCTCCATATCAATGGCCATCCCGGGGACAATCGTCTCGACAATCTTGCGCCGGGGGACATATAAAAAACCCCGCCAACTTACGCTGGCGGGGTCGTGGCCAATGGCTGGAGTGCTTCAGGACTGGATAGCGGCCACTTAAACCTATTGGACGTTCGTACCGAGTACGCCCTTGAAGTCTCCTTCTAGCATCCGTGCGGCGGCGTAGGCGGGCATGATCTCACCGAATTCGATGCCTGTGACATCGAGGTCTTGGTCCATGATCCCTGGCACGTGGACCACGGGCCCGACGAGCGCGTACCGAGTCCCGTTGATCGTGACGACGATCATCTGGACGAGCGGTTCGTCGGCGGGGCCGCAGACGCCTGTGACGGTGAGGGTATTCATGCCTCGTCCATCTTGCGCCCGGACTCGTACCAATGCAAATCGAGGAGGACGCGTTCGAGGTGTGTTTGGAGACCATCGCGTTCCTGTTTAAGCCGCCGGACATCCTCCACGAGGGATTCCAGCAGATCCTGTCCCACCTCGATCCGTCTACGGAGGGCGTAGACATACTCGCGGAGTTGGATGTCGTGGATCGGGATGGGCGGATCGTCCGTCGAGTTGATGGCAGGGCGCATCATCTGATGACCCCCCGCATCCGATCCGCGACGAGGGTCGCGTAGCCGGCAATATCGTCCCATTGGTCGACGCTCTCGGGATCCCCGGTGACGATCCGGGAGACCTTGGTCGCGATCATCTCGAGGGCTTCCCATTGGTCATCGGCGAAGGTCTTGCCAAGATCCTCCGCTTGCTCTGCCATGGCGCGTTTAAGAGCCTGGGCGAGGCGGGCGTTGTCGCGGAACGATCCGTAGGTCGCGGCGCGTTCGTTGAGGATCCCCTTCACGCCGTCTTCGGGGAAGAGCTCCGACTTCACGGTCCACTGCTTCTGGGCCGGGAGCGTGAGCAACTCTTCGAGCTCGGCGTCCGAGACCAACGCATCGCGCTCATCCACCTCGTTCCCTGCCGCCTGATCACGGAGCTTGTAGGTATACGGCACAGAGAGCTTGAAGCGCTTGGCAACGGACATGGGCTTGGCGCCCGGGTTATCGAGGAAATGTTGATAGGCCTTTTGGGCTTGGGGCTTTTTGAACTTTTTCATTGGGGCAGATCCTTATTCAAAGACAGAAGGGTGTAGCAGGACGCCGGGACGGCGGAGCTGCTGGAGTCGTAGGCACAGGCCGCGTAGAGCGGGTCGGGGGCTGCGGCGATCATCTGCGCGCGCAGGTATCCGCCGTAAGCGATCGCGGCGAAGAGCGCGAAGAGTAGCAACGCGAAGAACGAACCAATGGCCAAAAGGCCTTTTTCAAAACCATCCATAAACAATCTCCTTTCTAGGTTAGAAATAATCTCTGCCGCCTCGGCAACTCCTCCAGTTCGGGCGTGGCACGTGGCGCCACTCGTCATCTTGAGGCTTGCGTCGGTAGCAGAAGTACAAGCTTATACCAAGTACGCATAACAGAATCAACAATAGCCACAACGAGCTCATGCTTTCTTTCTCCTGGCTTTCTTCTTTCTCCGAGCCTTTATACCCTGCCGCTCCCGCCAATGCAAGATCCGGTGGCAGTTCGAGCAGAGGGGGATGCACTTCTCCTCGGCCTCGCGGATCGCGGCGGGGACGTTGCCGTACTTGACGGCAAGATCGTTGACCGATTGCTTGTTCTCGCGAATGACATGGTGGAAGTCGATCACCGCGGGGTGCGAAAAGCCACAATGGGCGCAGGCCTTGTCCGCTCTGTAGGCCTCCCAGCGTTTCTTCTGTTCTCTCTTGCGCCGCGCGACGGTGGCGATGGCCTTGGGTTTGTTGGAGAGATACCAGCGCCGCGAGTATTCCCGCTGCCGTTCGCGTCGGACTTGATCGTCCTTGAACGGCACTTAGAGCTTCTTTTTCCAGTACAGGGCTCGCGCGAAAGAGTAGGGGATGGTTGGCGTGTAGAGCTTGAAGCCACACGTGATGAGGTTATTGGCGCTTGGTTCGTTATCCGTGGTGTCTGACACGGCCCAGTTGTACCCCTGCCGCTTGGCCCATGTAAGGCGGACGCGGATGAGGCGGCGTTGGATGCCGCCCCCTCGAGCGAGGGGCGTGACCCCTGACCGGGAGAGATAGACCCCGTCTGGGATCTGCTGGGAAGGCACGAGACACGCGAACGCGACCGGCGTGCGCCGGTGGTACGCGATCCACCAAACCCCCTCTTCTGGGAAGTACAAAGCATCGTGCGGCAGACAAGCCCGTTGCAGCTCGATGAGTGTTTCTTCGACTTCCGGGTTTGAAGGGTCAACTTTTTCACAGATGACCTTCATAGGCCGCGATTCTAGCGGCCGGGGGCGTCATTTGAAACCGTATTCCTTGAGCTGATCGGGCGTTGTGTAGTATTTGAGCACTGTTTCAACGGCGAACAAATGGCCGTTGAGAGTTGCAATGTCGATATCTTTGTCCATGTCGAAGATGCCGATCCTCTTCCCCGCCTTGCGATCCTTGAGGTCGCGGGAGAGGGAAGTATGCAGCCCGACGAGCTCCTGGACGACGATCTGCTCGATGACGTCGGCCTCGACTTCCAGAGAGACGGTGCTGTGCGACACTTTCTTGGGCTCTTCGGACAAATATTTCTTGGCGGCCTTCTTGCCGAGTGTGCGCTCGAGTACGGCTTTGCGGTTCATGTTTGGTCTCCTCTTGCTTGAATGTATTCGGATGCCATCTCCAATGCCGCGCTGCGGATGTCGTTGTGACGTTGCGCCATCTCAAAGCACACCTTCGCACACGCCTCACGCTCCTGCTTCGCGCCCCAGTCAGCGGCGAGGGCGGCGAAGCGTTCAAGGTTTTCTAGGTTTGGGATATTTACAATGTATCCACCGACAACCTTAGTGCGTTCATGCAGATTGGCCTTTCTCGCCATACGGATAATGTCGTCGCGGGTCATCGGTTGCTTCCTCCTGGCACTTTGCTATGGATCCAGCCTTTGGGCGTTTGCTTGTAGCCGACGGCGACGAGCGCCTCGACGGAGCGACAGTTCCCATCGACGCGCTTGTGCAGACGGAACGCATCGGGCGAGGCGAAGACTTGCTTGCACTCTGTGCAGCGGCGTGTGCGGGTAATCATTGGTTGCGCATCTCCAGCATGGCATCGGCGAGCCGATAGGCGTCCTCCGCAACGTAGAACGGCGTGTTCGCCGGGGTGTTGGGGTTCGAGAGAATCCCTGTCAGCGCAGCGGCGGCGTAGTAATCCCGCAGCGTGATCCCGCCCTCGATCTTCGCGGAGCCTTTGTCATCGGTCACTCGTTCTGGAAATACGTTCATGTTTCTTCCTCTCTCAATGCTTCAATGATTTCATCTTCGAGCAGCATGCGCTGCGATTCGCTCAATACTTTCAGGACGTTCACGCGCGCCTTCTTGCCGTCCTCTTTCTCAAGCTCGGCGTAGGCGGCTTTGATCTCGACCATCGCAGGGAGCACAGCGTGCTCCAGTACGATCGGATCGAGGATGTCGAACGAAAGCTCAACGTCCAGGCTTATCGACGTACGGTGATACACTGTTCTTCTCCCGGTTCTTTTCAATGCGAGCGAGTAGCTCGGCCTGTTTGTAGGCTTCCTCGAACATCGGCTCGACGTGCTCGCGGATGATCTGCGACATGCTCTTCTTGTAGAACTTCGACAGCTCTTTGAGCTTGAGGTACACGTCCATCGGCACCATGACCGACGAGAACTTCTTGCCCTTACGCTTGTGCGGGGGCTCCCGGCCTGGATAGCGATAGAGGAAACGCTTCTTGCGGCGACGTTTCTCGAGGCGCGCGGCTCCAAGCCGCGGGAAGGTGCGGATAAAATCTCTGTCAAACATAAACGTCCATTGTCGACCCTTAGCAGTCGGACGTACCTTTTTCTTCGGCTTCTTTGGAGCGTCTTCAGTCACGCGCACGTTTCTCCTTTCTTGAACGCTGAATGTACCGTACCAGAATCTTCGCCGCAACTAACCTTTCGCTTCGCCCCACGACGGGCCGATCTCGACGTCGACGCGGGAGGGGACTTCGAGACGGACGGCCTCTTGCATGATCCGTGATGCGTGGTCCGCGGTCTCTTTCCCATCGACACTGATCGCGATTTCGTCATGCACTTGCAGGAGGAGCCGCATCCCGGCCTTGTGCAGCGCGACCATGGCGGCTTTGGTCTGATCGGCCGCGGAGCCTTGGATGAGTCGGTTGAGACCCTTGTAGGTCATGGCGCGCTTGATCCGTGGGCCGTACTCAATGACGGCTTGTTCGCGCGGCAGTGCCTTGTTGATGCCGTACTCGACGGGCTCCCAGAGGGGGAAGCGGCATTTGCGCCCGAGTAGCGTACGGATCGAGCCGCCCGAGGCCGGGTGTTCGATGCGGCGCATGACGGCGTCGATCGTTCCGCGAAGGAAGGGGACTTTGGAATGGAAGGTGCCGATGAGTTCGGCGGCTTCGTCGAGCGGGAGGTCGAGGGAGTTGGCGAGCTTTTGCTTGCCCATTCCGTACATCAATCCGAGTCCGATGGTCTTGGCGGCTTTGCGTTTGATCCCCGCCATATCTGCCACCATTTGGTGGAAGTCGGTGTTGGGATCGTTGCGGTATGCCTCCGCCATGCGCTCCGCTCCTGGGAGATCGAGTAGGGTAGCGTAGTGGACGAGAAGCCGAGGCTCCTGTGAGCTGAAGTCGTTGGCTGCCCAGAGCTGTCCTTCTTCAGGCAGGAAAAGCGATCGTACCAGCGGACCGATGATTTCATGGCGTGCGGGAACCTGTTGTAGGTTGGGGTTGTTCATGGAGAGGCGGCCGGTGACGGTGCCGCCGTCCTCCGATCGCATCTGGTTGATGTGCGGGTGGATACGTCCGTCGACGGCGCTATGTCGAAGGTAGGGCTCCAAGAAAGTTCCGTGGGTCTTGTTGAATTCTCGGGCTTCCACGATCAGCTTGGCCACCGGGTGGTCATGGCTATCAAGAAACGTCTTGGTAAAGCTAGGAAGTCCTGTCGCGGTCTTCGGGTACGGCAGCGAGAGCTTGTCGAATGCCTTGGCGATGCTCGCAGCGGCCCAGATGTCGACCTTCTCGCCCGAGAGCGACTTGATCTGCTTGATGTGCTCGAGCTCTTTGCGCTTGAACTCGTCGATGAGTTGCTCGCACTTCGGGCGATCGAAGCGGATGCCTTGGAAGGTGAGGTCGATGAGGATCGGCAGGAGTTCAGTCTCCAGCGTGAAGATCGACTCGACCTCTTCCTTCTTGATGAGCGCCTTCAGGTGGTGCCAGAGCTTGAGTGTGAGGGCCGCGTCCTGCTCGGCGTAGTCCCCGACGTACATAGCGGGGAGTTTCCAAAGCTCTTTCTTGGCGTGTACGCCGAAGTCGGAGGCCGCGTCCTTGAGCCCCTGCTCGGACTTGATCTCCTTGAGGTAATCGAAGCCGAGTGAGTTGAGCGCGTAGCTGTAGCGGTTCTCATCGATCAGCGGCGCGGCGAGCATGGTGTCGTAGACCGTGCCGTTGACCGTGAAGCCTGATGCGCGGAGCCAGCCGAGGTCGTATGCAGCGTTGTGCATAATCTTGTCGCACGGCAGCTCGAGGACTTTCTTCATCCACCGATTGACGATGCGATCGTCGAGGTTGCCGCCGCCCTTGTGGGCGATGGGGAAGTAGCCCTTCCAGCCGTCTACCGCGATCGCATAGCCGACGATGTAGCCATCCTTCCGGGGCCATCCTGGGCCCATCGACTCCATGTGGGGGTCACATGTTTCAAGGTCGATCGCAATCTCCGTTGCGCTAGAAAGATCTGGGAAAGAAGCAGGCGGCGTCCATTCGGACGGCCGCGGAAACAGGGGAACGGTGTTCACAGTCTAAAAGCCTTTTGGGTGTTCTTGGGCAGCACAATGTGCAGAGTCTGCTTGGCACGGGTGATGCCAACGTAAAAGAGACGGTTGAGGTCATCGGCGTTGCGGTCGTACTCCTGCGCGAACTTCGTCGAGAGGTCGCTAATCAGAAGGACGTTGTCCGCCTCGCCGCCCTTGGCGCCGTGGATCGTGGAGAGTTTGATGGGCACTTTGCCCGTGAGCTTCACGCCTCGCCGCAGGAGAGCGACGATGTAGTTGCGCTTGTCCTCGCCGATCTTCGTGAGCGCCTCGTGCCAGATGGCATCGGTCAGCAGTCCGTGTTTCTCGGCAAGCAGGGCGTGTGTGTACATCGTGTGTACATCCGCCGTCTTCAGCCCCTTGTGTCCGTGCTTGATGAACTTGCCATCGAGGTACTTGTAGACGAGCTTGACCGTCTCGTAGGGAACTTCTTGCCCCTTACGCAGCCGCTCCCAACCCACTACGGCGTGGATGACGGACTCGGGGATGCTCCGTTGTCCGTGGCGCTCGAAGAGTAGCCCTTGGGATTTGATCCACTCGTGCATGTCCGTGAGCATGTAGTTCGCGGCGGCGAGCACGAGCCACTCGCCCTGGGTGAGGTCGACGTGGTGGAAGTCGTTGTGGAAGATGATCGCGCCGCCTTCGGTGCGGGGCTTCCAGACCTTGGGCTGGCGTTTGCGGATCCGTTTGACGACCTGGTCGGCGAGCGCGTGGATCTTAGAGGGCACTCGGTAGGACTGATCGAGGATGCGGATGTTGCCTTCGAGGGTCAGGAAGCTATCGACGTCGGCGCCGGCCCAAGTGTAGACCGCCTGATCGTCGTCCCCGGCGATATAGGTCTTCTCTGCCCGTTCGATCAGCTCTTTGACGAGCCGCCACTGGAGCTTGGAGAGATCCTGCGCTTCGTCAATAATTAGCGTCTTGAGCGACGGCAGCCGTTCCGGTTCGTCCACGACTCGCTCTAGGAGGTCGGTGAAATCCAGAAGACCATGTGAGGCTTTGTAATGTCTGTAAGCTCTGTCAACGTACTCGAAGTGATGCCACTCGATCGTCATGCCGCTCTCGTTGTAGTGCTGGCGAAGATCCTTTCCCTTGATTCGCGCGATGTTCACCTCGTTCAGGATCGGGTGGTCGGCCTTGATGGCAAACTCCTCTTCTCCCTGCTCAACGGCGAGCTCGATCCCCGCTTCCTTCGCGAACTCTGCGTAGTGCTGCGGCGACATCATGTCCCTGGGGCCGATGCCGAGGCAGCGGTAGGCAAGTGAGTGCAGCGTACGGAACCATGGGAAGTCGAGATCCGGGTTCAAGTGCGGGAACTTCTGCGTCGCGCGATCACGCGCTTCGGTTGCGGCCTTGCGGGTGAAAGCGTAGTACCCGATCTGGGTCGGATGGACATCCGCAGCCAACTCCCGCTCTACAACGGAAAGCAGATAGGTCGTCTTGCCAGCGCCCGGAGGGCCGAATACTTTCTCGACGCTCATGGTTCCATCGGCGGTGAGGGGTAATACGGGGCGAGCGTGATCATGAAACGCTCGGGCTCTTCCTGGCGCTTGTCGTCCGCATCGCGATAGTCGTCGTACACGCCGACCACGATGCTGCCGTGATCGAGCGCGACGTACATGACGACGAAGACCATGCGCTGATGGTTATTCACGCTGCTCGGCCTCCTGATCCTCGACCATCTCGTTGACCTTTTGCATGGTGCACGGCCAGACGATGATGGGCGTTGTCTTGCCGACGTACGCGCCTTCGATGTTGTAGCTGATGTACTCGAGCGCCTCCTCGTAACCCATGCCCGAGTCGGAGATGAGAATGCCGACAAGGGCGTCGCCGTTGTAAATCAACGTATCTAGTCGTTCGGCACTACCGTCAGGACTCTTTTGCCAAACGGTCGCGATGCCAATCAATGCGCTATCAAAGCCGTCTATCTTGAGCATTAGAATGGACTCCTGCCTTTCTTCTGTTCTGGCGTATCAAACGGGGAATCCTGTCTTTCAAAGCGCGGCATGCGCCAGCAGCGCACGGTGCGGTTCTTGAGAAACAGACTGATCGGCTCGCCACCGATATCGCGGATACGCTGTGCGATCTTTGGCGACGAGAGGCCCTTGAAGTTGTTGCGCAGAAGGTGCTGGTTCAGATCCTTCATGCGGAAGTACGTCTTGCCCTCATCATCATTCGTCCACGGGCGACCGAGCAGCATCTCGTCCCGATCCATCGCCTGTTGCAAATGTGTGCAGAACTCCTCGAGCAGGTCATTGAACTGCCCCGTGACCGTTGTGTCTTCGCTCGCGACCGTGATCTGTTCGGTCTCGACCATCTCGACGAGCAGGGCGTTCAGAAGCTGCTCCCAATCCTGCTTGCGCACGGCAGGGGGCAGCACGTTCAACTTCTCCACGCATGCCTTTTGAAAGGCGATCTGGTTGAAGAGGCTTTCGGTGTCGAGCTCGATGCGCTTGCCGTTGACATCGAGGAACCACAGGGGCGGTTCGCTCGCGTACTTGGAGAGCGCGGAGAGCTGCGGGGAGTCTGGCCCGTGGGCCCCGATCCCGTGTTTGCGAGTCCTGCACAGGCCGCTATTGCAGAAGGCGTTGAGCGGTGCGTCCTTGCACTTGTACTTGTAGTCCTTCTTGTTGAGCTGCTTGATGATGACCTGGAGCTCGTTGTTCGGCAGCGGAGGGCTGACGTACTTGAAGTTGTACTCAAGGATCAAGTTGTCCCACGTACCGGGGTGCGCCTTCTTGAGGTATGTGCCGATCGCGAAGAGCGCGTTGTTCCGTGTTCCTTCGGGAACGCCTTGTGCGCAGATCGCCTGAAGGCACGGCGGCCCGTCCTTGACTGGCGTCTCCGCGGCCTTGGGGGCCTCGGGGATCTTGAGGTCTTTGTCCTGCACGAACTTGTCGTACAGCGCGTAAAACTCTTCGAGCGTTGCGGCCTTGCCCTCATCGTTGAAGGCGTAGCGCATCGTGTCGTCGCCGCCGAAGTACGGCAGGTTCAGGAAGTTCCCGGTATCGCCGCGCTCGACGAGGATCTCCGATTGCTTCGGGAAGATCTCGCGACCGGCCTCGCCGAGTAACGCCGCCGCGCCCTTGAGATACTTTTGCATCTCGGCAGCAGGGATCGGCTCTTTGGTAAACAGGAATACGTGCGCGCCGCCAGACTTACTGCGGCACACGACAAGGGGCAGCTCGAGGCTGCGGATCTTTTTGATCAGCCCAGCATGATCCAGAGGATACTGATCAATATCAATGCATCCCCAAATGCAGGAATTGTCCGCACGAATAGGGATGATGCCGAGGGAAGGCTCCACACCTTCCAAATGCTTTTGCCAAAGTTCATCGGTTGGGGGCTTGCGAACGACAACGGCCTTCCCGGCTTGTTTGCCGTTGCCCTTTTCGCCCTCGATTTTGTAGGTTCCATAGGCAATATCCAAGCCCGTGAATATCGCTTTGAACCGTGTGATATCGGTCATTTCTGCTTTCTCGAAAGAGGGGGCCTACTAACAATAAGTGGTTGCGGGGATGCATTGCTTTCGGCCCCCGGAAAACATCAGAACGGAACCGCACCCGAAGCGGATTCCGCGCCTTCACCTTCGTGCTTCGTCTTCACCTGGCCGGAGCTAACCGACTGGGCAAAAGCCTTTGCAATCTGGTAAACGCCTTCGTCTTCGACCGTACCGATACGTTCGACTTCCCAACCGAACCACTTGCCCTTGTCGTTCGACTCGGCTTGCGTGGTCAGGCGGTACAACTGCGAGTACATCGGCGGGGTGAAGAGACCGTTCTTACCCTGCAACTTCACCGACTGCATCATGCTGTTCCACTTGCGGCTCTTCTTGAGCTGCGTGGACTTCATGACGATGAGCGCCGGCGCAGGTACGCCGTTCTCGTCCACCACCATCACGTAGTGATTGGCTGTGTTCTCGATGTAGTTGCCGTTGTCGAGGTAGTCCTTGTTCTCGCCCGGTTCGCGATGCGTACGCGACAAGATATCGGAGGTCGACGGGTAGATATGGATCGGAGCGCCCGATCCGCTACCACGCGGAGCCCACTCGATGTACTGACGCACGTATGCGCACGGGATGACTTGGATGCCCTTCTTACCGTCGTAGAGCTGCCCCGTCACGCTGTTGTAGATCATGCCGGGAAGGGCCCCGTCAATCTCGCCGACTTCCGGCGACGTGTTGGTGAGAAGGCGCAGGAACGGCAGGGCGAAGTCGTCCTGGTTCATGCCAGCAAAGCTGCTGCTGGCATCCTCCTCAAACGCGGTGGCGATGGCCAGAGCGGTGCCCTGGGTCTTTTCTGCAAGTGCTGATTTAGCCATTTGTATTGGTCCTTGGTTAATTAAGATTTAATCGTCGCTTTTTTGCCGATGAAGGCACCAAACAGTTCCGTGGGGAACTCTTGGCCACGCTCCACCCGCTCCTTGACCCAGGCCTTGAGGGTCTGGGGTTCTATCTTCTCGGACTGATCGGCCGGATAGCCTTGCTGCCCGAGTAGATTCAGTAGACGAGCGCAAAGCTCGTCCTCGCCGCGGCCGAAACGGACGCTGACGGTGTTCTTGATGATGTCGTCAAAGCCGTGGTCACGAAGCCACTGGAAGGCTTCCGCGCGTCGGGCTTCGCTGATTGAAGCACTGTAGAAGGGCTTGATGTCGATCGAGCTGCCGTCGTCCATACGGAACGACGTCATCCCGAGCTCGGCAAGCGCCTCTGGCAGGGCTTCTTCTGTGATCTTACGGAACTGGGACTTAAGCTCCTTGAGCGTGTCCTCCTGATCCGCGATCTCCTTCTCGATCTGCTTGGCGCGACGCGCCAGAGCCGAGATTCCCGAGAGCTGGTCGTTTCCGACTTTCAGCGCATCGGCTTCACTTTCAAATAAGCTCGTAAGGCTCATCATGTTCTCCTTTCTTGAAAAGATCCACCTCGAGCGGGATGTAGCGGCGTTCCCGCTTATCCCACTTGAGACACTTGAAACGACCATTGTTTTTGAATGCCGCTACAGCACAACAGATGCCTATCGCTGACGGGTCACCGATGAGGAGCAGATAGTCCGCATCGGTAAACTTGTCGAGCTTCCGCTGGATCCGACGCACGGTCGGCATCACGGAAAAGGCTATCTGTGCATTGGGCGGCAGAATGGTCTCAATCTGGCCGTAATCGAGAGCACTTGCAATGTTGTGCTGCAAAGTCTCGGAAACGACATACACCGTAGGCACTGATATTTCTCCTTTCTCAAAACCCGGGGCCAGTGTAGACTCGCGCTTCAGGGATTGCAAGCCCTGTTAGAAAGCGAGAGGAACATGAGCCAATTCTTACAGACGTATCGGTTTAAAAACAAGCCTTTTGTTCACCAAGCAGCGTACCTACAACGCTTTTGGGATCATCGAGTAGCTGCATTATTTGCAGATACCGGCACAGGCAAGAGCTACATGCTCATCAACAACATTGCGATGTTGTATGACCAAGGCCGCATCAATGCGGCATTGATCGTCGCGCCGAAAGGTGTGTATCGCAATTGGTTGCGAGTGGAAATTCCAAAACACCTTCCCGAGCACGTTGTACATCGTGTAGCGCTGTGGACTCCAGCACCACGCAAAGCAGAACAGCAGGCGCTTGATTCATTGTTCGAGATCACTGAAGACCTGAAGATCTTGATCATGAACATCGAAGCATTCTCCACGCCTAAAGGCACTGCATTTGCCAAGCGGTTTCTGCTCGTTCACAACGCAATGATGGCGATCGATGAAAGCACGACCATCAAGAACCACACGGCAAAACGTGCAAAAAACACTGTAAAAATAGGCAAAGAAGCTAAGTACCGACGGATCATGACGGGCTCTCCTGTGACAAAGAGTCCGATGGATCTTTACCAACAATGCGAGTTCCTGTCGCCAGACTGCCTAGATTCACCGAGCTTTTATTCGTTCCAGGCGCGATATGCGCACGTCATTGAAAGGCGACTAGCCTCGCATTCCTTCAAACAGGTTGTTGGGTATCAACGTCTTGATGAACTCAAAGAAAAAGTAGATCGCTTTAGTTTTCGTGTGCGCAAGGATGAATGCTTTGATTTGCCAGACAAGATATTTTTGAAGCGTGAGGTTGAACTTAGTCCAGAACAGCGTCGCGCGTATGATCAAATGGTAAAGGCCGCGCTTGCTACTTTTGAGCAGGGCATGACTACAACGGTAAACGTGCTTACGCAGATCATGCGCCTACAGCAAATCGTATGCGGGCATGTCACGCTTGACAACGGCCAGATCGTATCACTGCGAAATAACCGCATGGATGAACTGTTAGCGGCCACCGAAGAATCCGACGGAAAGATCATCATTTGGGCGCACTTTCGGCAGGACATTGAGGCTATCAAGTTGCTGCTTTCAAAACAGTATGGGATGGAGTCCGTGGCGACTTACTTTGGGGACACGGAGGGGGAAGAAAGAGCCGAGATTGTGGCGAGATTCCAGGATCCAGATAGTGGACTGCGGTTTTTTGTCGGTCAGCCGAGGACAGGGGGGTACGGCCTTACCCTGACCGCTGCGCATACGATGATTTATTACTCAAATAGCTATGACCTTGAAGTACGACTGCAATCAGAGGCGCGGATCGATCGTTATGGTCAGACCAACAAAATGACCTATATCGACCTCATGGCCCCGGACACCGTGGACGAAAAGATCGTCGAAGCCCTTCAAAAGAAGATGGATATTGCCAATCTCGTCCTTGGGGAAAAGGCCCGTGACTGGATCAAGTGACATGTGGTAGGATTGTCTTATCACATGTCGCGAGGGATTTATGGCAAAGAAACACGGGCACACACGAGCCAGGAATGGCCGATGGTCGCGGATTTACATCCGTTTTATGAATCTTAAAGCTAGGTGTTTGCGCCCAAGTGACCCTGATTACGTCCGTTACGGGGCCCGAGGGATCACTGTCTGTGAGCGGTGGTTACACGGGGAGGATGGGCTAACCGGCTTTGAATGCTTTCTTGCCGACATGGGGGAGCCCCCGTTTGAGCAGGCAAGTATTGACCGCATAGACACCACAAAAGGTTACACCCCTGAGAACTGTCGTTGGGCATCAGCCAAAGAGCAGGGAAACAATCGTCGAACGAATCGATGGGTCGAGATTGACGGAGTGAAGCACACCGTACAGCAGTGGGCAGACATCAGCGGGGTCGGCCCAAAAACTATCACCTATCGGCTAAATCAGGGAATTCCTCCCAAGGCCGCTGTTTTCACCCTACCGGACCATGCCAGGCGTTGGGCAAAGGAGACTTTGTGATTGACCTAATCCCGATCAGAAAGCTTTACAAGTACGAAAGACTCGAGCGGATCGACGCCCCAGAAGGCCGGCGATACCTGGACGGTAATGCGGTCGCGTTGCCAAGCGTGACCACGATCCTGTCTGGCACGAAGGATAAGTCTGGCCTTGAGGCGTGGGCCGCGAAGGTTGGTGAGGCCGAAGCGAACCGGATCCGTAACGAAGCGGCTGCGGTCGGCACTCATATGCACAACGTCATCGAGCGTATGGTGGCGTACAGAGACCTTCCGCGACCGACGAACTGGCTCATGATCAAGGGCTACGAGATGGGCTATCGGCTCGTGAACGAGTACTTTCGGAACCTGGATGAGATCTGGGGCTCCGAAGTAAGTCTGCACTACCCCGGAAAGTACGCGGGAACGACGGATCTTGTCGGCGTGTACCGCGGCAATCCCTCGATCATCGACTTCAAGCAGTCGCTAAAGCCGAAGAAGCACGAGTGGATCCAGGACTACTTCCACCAGCTTGCCGCGTACGCGCTGGCGCACGATGTGGTGCATGGCACCACAATCAAACACGGTTACGTGCTGATTGCGCTGCAATCAGGCGGCACTCAGGAGTTCAGTACGACAGGCTCCGAGTTCGATCGCTACAAGGACGAATGGCTGAAGCGCGTCGAGGCGTTTAGCCAGGCATCGGCGGCGTCCCCGCCTGAACCGCAGCCGCTCCCATAATCGCGTCGTTCGGGAAGAGCTGCTGGAGCATCATCCGGCTCTGAGAGGTCGGCGGAGCTCCGCCGCCTCCACCAGCCGGGGGCGCGCCACCCGCCGGAGGGGGATTTAGGCCAGGCACGCCACGCGTTGTGGGAGCTGGCGGCGCTGTGCGAATACGGCGGGCTTCATCGCGACGGCGCTGGACGTCTGCTTGACGCTCTTCGGTGACGTTCAATGCAGGGATCGTAGCGCGCTGGCCGTATCCGACGAGGATACCTGCGGCATTGAACTGCTGCTGTAGGTCGCGCAAGAACGCGAGTTTTTCCTGATCCGTGCGGCCTTTGCGCAAGAGCGCAGCCATGAGTTTTGGATCGGCGGCCGCTTCACGCAAGCCCGCAAGGGCATTGAGCCGTGGCATTTGATTGAATAGCTGTTGCGCAGTGTTCGACACCGCACTGGCCGCGGCAAGGGAGCCGGGGCCGGACGGGATCGCGGCCGAGCTGCCGTGCAGCGCGAGCCAACGAACGGCAAACACTTCAAGCGGGTTACCGCCAGAGAGCACGTTCTCGATAAAAAGTCGATTGTTCTTGGCATCGTCGATGCGGCGCATCGTGCCGAGCATGCGACGAATGTTCTTGACCTCATCGCTCGTCATCAGCCCTTGCGTGCGCAGAAGGTTGACGATCGAGGGCTGCCCCGGCGCAAGCGGCTTGAAAAGATTGTCGTCAAACGCCTTGACGCTGAACTGATTGCCCGTGCCGCCGGCCTTAGTGTAGGCCCACTCAAAGATGGACGACTTCAAACCGTTGAGTGCGGACTTTGAATTCTGCGCACTGTTCGCCACATTGATGACGCGGCGCAGATCCGTTACCGGCGTGCGGCTGGCCAGAATGTCTGAGATTGCCGCGGTCGGATTTTCGCCACCGGCAAGCACCGTAGCAAAGTCCTGTTGATCGCGAACCTGGCGTGCCGCTGCGCTATTGGGATCCTTTAGTGCCGCAAATGCGTTCTCCGCATCCAGCGCGGTCTTGAGATCGTTCTTAAGCGAACCGAATTTGTTGAGAGTGGCCTCGTTGCGGGCCATCCAATTGGCAAGTCCTTGCGCATTTACGCGACCCGTTTGCGGGTTCACGACCGTCGGATCCGTCATAGCGATGCGCAACACGCGATCCATTGCATCCGTAACGGATACAACACGCTCGCGCGAAAGCTCCGCCAACGGGCGCAGCTCTTCGAGCTGTTGTTTGACGATGCCGATCTGACGTGCAGGAGCTTTGGCCGCGCGAAGCTGCACGAGCTGTTGGCTTAACGCCTCGAACTGCTGGTTAAAGAAGCCTACGGCATCTTCGACTTGTTCCATGCGAGCGTACGTTAGGTCGCTGTTGCGACCAAACATCTGGCTTACCAAAACCTCGGCAGGAATACGTTCTGCGCCGGCCTTGGTCACCGCCGTGATGTCACGTGCGTAGCTGCGGGTGAAGCTGTCGTTCAGTGACTTCGAGAACTGACGAGCACGATCGTACGCCCTGGTGTTGAGCTGCGAGAAGTCATCGAGGATGGACTCCGCCAGCATGCCGTAGATACGAGCATCGTTGGGGGATCGCTGGTTCTTGCTGGAAGCCGAGTCACGGGCCCAACCAAGCAGGTCGCTACGAATACGAATGAGCTCATCCACATCCGTCTTGTTGCCAAGCGGCAAGAAGACAGGCTTGTAGTTACGAGCTTGACGGACGCCGCCGATGAGGTACTCATCAGGTACGCGGCCAGTCTCCAGATACTCTGGCGTGCGCATGCCTCGTTTGTACGAAGCGATCGCGTAGTCATTGACGCCAAGACGCGCCATGATCGAGCGAATCTCAGACGGCATTGCCGCATAGCGCTCGGGCGTCATGTTGGAGACTACATCCAGGAACGAAGTCAACGTCTTCTTGGGAACAACCTGTTTGGGCACGATCTGCCCAGCACGAACTTTCGTGCTCTGTTGATAGGCCTGACGCCACAGAAGCTTTTCGTAGTCGCGAGCTTCGCCCAGCGCTTCATCCACATTTCGCTTGATGACATCGCCGATCAATTGACGATTAGCAGGCGTATCTCGTGAGATACGGGACACGGCATCCGCTGCGGTGCGTTCGGCTGCACCGATACGACCGAGAATCATCGAGTCGTAGAGTTGAGCCTGCATTTCAGCAGCCGTGCGCAGGGCCACAGGGCTGCCAATGTTCTGCAACGCGCCGATCAGTGCCTGTTGTGCGCGTAAGGCAGACTTTGCCTGCTCGGAAACCTTCGCGCGGAATGCAGCATCGCCCCGGGCAAGGCTCTCTTCGAGGAGAGCGAGTCCCGGATCGCCTGTCGCTTGGGCCGCGGTCGGTCGTGCTTCAGGCGGGAAGTTTGCCTCAAGCTGACGAATGAGGTTCTTGTAGTAGCGATCGCGCAAAACCTGTGCACGTGCCAAGGCATCGGGCGTGCCGAGTTGCTCGAGCTCTTTGATCGGCGCTGACTCTTTCAGCGTGTTGTCGAGAATGCTGTAAAGACGATTTGCACGGGCCGTATCCACGGCCGAATCGCTGAACTTTTGTCCGATCAGATTCTTCGTGACGTTGTAGCCCGTTGTAATGCCGTTCAACAACAGTCGACCTGGCGTAAACACGCTCGCGCCAAACTCAGACGCAAAGCGCATGCCTGCGTCGCCGGGGTAGAACGCCTCGGAGGCGCCGCCTGCCGTGCCTGCGGCACCTGCGGTCAGTGCTTCGGCTCCGAGATAAGCTCTTGGATTGCGCTTGGCGAGTTCCGCGCTGTAATCAATGATTTTGTAGATACGAGAGGCAGTACCATTGCCTACATACACAGCAGAAGGCGCACGCAGAAGCAGTGCCGAGGGGGCACCTGCTGCAATGCCGCCCGCAGTGATTGCACCTTCACGATAGGGGACAAGTTCTTCACGCGGCGGGGCCGGGAAAAAGTCGGCTATCGTATCGCCGAGCAGATATGTGCCGCCGTACGCTCCAGCCGCGGCGACAAAAGGAATAAGCTTTGCTTGTGGCACAGGCACCAGTGCTGCAACGGGCAGCGTGGCGTTATAGGCCGCAGTTGCTGCATAAGCAGGAGTGCCGTAACGAACAGCTCCCTCCGTTAGGCCAAGACCTATCTGCCCAGCTTTCTCTCCAAAGGTGGGAGAGATAGCCATCAAGGAATCAGGTAGCGGGGGGACGTTCTCACGAAGAGGATCCGTGATTACTCCTAGCAATGAATCAGTGCCGGACTCCGTAACGGGAACAAGGCTTGGGGGGAGTACGGCAGCCGAGGGCGCAGCCACTGAAGGCCCTTGGTCCGTGGTCGGCGCAGCTTGATCAAACGTCTGATCGCCAATGCGCGTAACGGTTACATCGGGTTGCGCAGAGGCCTGCCTGATGTTCCCAAGCTGGGAGAACAATGCCTGTCGTTTGTCTTCTGGAAGCGTGTTGAAAGTCTCCGCATTCATCGCGAACTGCGGATCGAGGCCCATGCCGGACATGTATCCGCGTACAGCAGATACGTCATCCGGCGTCATGTCCTCAAAACGAAAACGACCTGGCGTTGCCATTCTTATCGGCCCCTAATTTTTGCCGGAGTTACGCCCATCCACAGAACTTCTGTGACATTAGGCGGAAGTCTAGCAATTTCTTCCTCACTATAGACGGCCGGCGGCAAGCCCAGATTGGACTTTACGCGCTCAAGAACCTTAACCTTTTTACGGGCATCGGCTACTTGGTCTGGGGCTAGGGTGGCTCCCACACTACCCGGAGCGGTGTCCGCCTTTGCACGATTGTCAGCAAGTGCCTGATCAATCATCGTCGACAAGGCAATAAGCTGTGTGCCATAGGCCTCGGGATCCTTAAGAAGCGCGGGCTTCAACTGCAATACGCCTTGCAGCATGCGCTGCTCGGTGACGCTGTTTTGTGCGCTCTTCAAGAATGCCTCGACGACCTCTTCTGTCACGAGGTTGGCTTGCGAACGAGCAAGTGTGATCTCGCGCATAGGATCGCCAAGGCCCGGTACTTGCGAAATTCCGGCATAAACCGTGGCAAATGGCCCAGCGATCTTTGCGCGATCGCGCCAGAGCGATACTGGAGAGGCCATTGCCTCTTCTCGCGGCAGATAATTTGGTTCGTCGACAGGGCGATCGGCAGGACGGGCAGTGCCTGCCACGGTCGGTTCACGGCCGCCCTCAGAGAGCAGTGGCTCGGGGGTTTCGACCGGAGTTTCGCTTCTAGGCGGCGTTGTGCTGGGCGGGGCTTCCGTACGCGGCAGTGTGACTGCACCTGCGGTCGGGACGCCGGATCCACGCACGCGACGCGCTTCCGTGACGAAGTCTGGCAGGCGGTTGCCTGGCAGTTCTTGGTAGCCACTTGGTTGACGTGTAACAGGATCAACGACCGCTTGGTATTTTGGCTGTGTCCAGCTCGTAATTGCCGAGTTGACAAGATTCGTTTCTTGCGGAGTTGATTGCCCCGCAGCGAAACGCTCTATGAGCCCGGGTGTATTGAAGACGTTCATCTCCCACTCACCACGCGTGCCTGTCGCAGCGGCTACGCCACTACGCATCTGTGCCGCACGCGATCTAGCGTCGGCCGTTAAGACTGTGTTGAGGATGGAACGCTGCTCGGTGGCCAACTTAGCGTTGAGGTTTTGAATCTCATCACGATCCTTCTCGCCCGCCTGGAGAGCCAAGAGGCGCAACTGACGTTTCGTGTCCTCAATGTCCGACACGCGCTTCTGTACGGCGGCGGGCAGGTTGCTGAACGCACCGGCAAGACGCGCCATGGGCGAGCCGCGGAGGACTTCGCCGCGTGGGCCGCGATTCGCGGCGAAGTTTAGTGCCGCACCAGCAATGTCAAAAAGTAGTCCTGACTGCGAAGCCGACTTATCGGGAGCCAGAAGACTCTCATATTCCGGGAGTCGTGATGCCATGGCCTCTTTAAGCGTTGGAACAGGCGCAGCCCTTTGTGCCAGCGTACGTGCCGCTTGCATCTGCGCAAAATCCACCAGCTCCGGCGAATACAGCAGGTTCGCCGCAGAAGTGCGGTCCTCGGGAAGGCCTTCTTCGTCCGCTTGGGTCACGCCTTCCTCGGTTGACCCGTTCTTAAAACGCTGGACCAGCCCTCCGTCCTTCATCTGGATCGGCGGCATGCCTTCTGGCGGAATAGGTTGACCATCTGGCCCAATCATCGGGCCAGCGCCCGGAGGAGGTCCGCCCGGCGGGCCACCCGGTGCCATGCCGCCCCCGGGAGGAGGGCCGGCAGCAGCAAGAAGTGCGGCCATATCACCGCCGGCAGGCGGCGGGGGTCCACCAGGAGGAAGCGGCGGAGCCCCGGGAGGCGGCGCTCCCATGTCTCCTCCCGAGGGCGGCGGCATTGGAGGTTGTGGCCCTTGAGCCATGGGCCCTGATTGTGGAAGCGCGCCAAGTCCGCCCTGTTGCGCGAGCACGGGTTGGAGCATGGCGAGCACGGCATCCGGTGTTTCGGCTGCCGCGTCGTAGCCGACGAGATCGGCGAGCTCTTCGCGACGCGCATCGACTGAGCGCATGTCACCGCGAAGATTGTTCATGAGGATTTCAGGCGAATCGGGGCGACGATTGAGAACGCGTGCGGCGGAGGACTCTTCCGAGCCTTCCTCCTCCTCGAGTTCGTCTTCTTCCTCGCCCACCTGGTCGAGGAATCCCTGCATGATTCCGACGTTCTCGACGTCGTCGTCCATCATTTCGTTTTTCATGTGTGTCTCGACCTATTAACCGAAAAGTCCGGCCTTTGCCGCGCCTGCCGCGGCCGTCAACCCCGCAAGGCCGATGCCTGCGGCCTGTTGGAACGGGCTCGCGGAGGGTTGGCTGACCGCTGTCGTCGCCATCTGCGTGGACGGCGCACCGCGATAAATGTCTGACAAGAACCCGAGCTGCTGATACGGAGCATAAAGTCTCTGCATCTGCGTCGCACGCTGCGCATCGAGTCCTTGTTGGTTGAACGCCTGCTGCGCCTGACCGACGTTGTAGAGGAAGTTGATGTCCGACTGCTGCATGCCTTGCGCAGCCTGGCCGATGCCGAGCTGGTTAATGGCCTGCTGGCCGTACTGCTGGCCCAACGCGCCAAGGCCGGTCGCCATTTGCTGGCCGATGCCGAACTGCTGGCCTGCCAGTGCGCCCACGCCTTGGGCAATATTTTGGAACTGCCCTGACTGCTGGCCGTAGATACCGGCAAGTGCCTGCGCGGCGTTCGTGCGGCCCGCACCCTGCTGCATGAGCAGATTCGAGATGTTTTGTTGGATGTTGGACTCTTGTCCGGCAAGTGCACCCTGCTGCGAAGCAAGGTTGCCGTAGCCCTGTGCAGCCTGTTGATAAAGACCGGCAGCGGACTGGCCCAAACGCGCTTGTTCCACGCCTAACTGACCGAGGCCTTGACCGGCAGCGATCTGCTGCTGCGAAAGGTTGCCGTAGAGGCCCGCAGCGCCCTGCCCAAGCTGTGCTTGCTGCACGGCTTGTTGCCCTGCGGTCTGGCCGATGTTGGCGATCTGCCCCGCAGCCGCTTGCTCTGCCGCAGCACGCTGCGCTTCGAGCGAGCCCATGGCTTGCCCCGCCTGTACGCCAAGTCCTGCTTGCTGGGCCGCGATCTGCGCAGCCTGTTGCTGCAAGCCGGCCTGCTGCCCCGCCTGCTGCGAGAATGCGCTGCCGATGCCTTGGTAAAGCTGAGACTGTTGCGCAGCCTGTTGCTGCTGCGTTTGCTCGAGTTGTGCCATTTGCATCGCGGTGTTCGCATCGAACCCCGCCTGCTGGAAGCGTTGCTGCGCAGCTTGGAACTGGAGCTGCGCCTGTTGGCCCGTGAGCTGGCCCTGGAGCCCCGCTTGTTGTGCCGCGAGCTGGGCAGCGGTTTGACCAAGCTGCGCTTGTTGCACGCCCGCACCAATGCCTCCGGTGCCTGCGGCCTGCATCATTTGTGCAGCCTGTTGGCCGAGCCCCGCCTGTTGCGCGGCAGTGGAGGCCTGCAACTGACCGGCTTGCGCGAGCTGCTGCGCGGCTTGTTGGCCGAGCCCCGCCTGTTGCGCCGCGACCTGTGCCGCCTGCCCCCCGAGTTGGCCCGTGGCCTGTGCGCCTTGAAGCGCGCGCTGCTGTTGCTGCTCAAAGGTGGCCATCGCATTGGCCTGAGCCTGCGAGTAGCCCTGCGAGAGAAGGTTGGCAATCGTGCCGGCCTTCTGCTCAAGCAGACCGCGCTGCATCTCTGCGCGCTGCACGCCTTCGCGTTCGCCACCGAATGCGCCTGCACGAACGGCCTGCGCTGAAAGCCCCTGTTGCGCAATGGCTCCCTGACGCTCGATCTGCCGCATCGACTCGTCGATGACCTGCTGGCGGTATGGGTCCATGAAGGCCTGCGCACGCGAAGGATCGTAGCCCTGCGTGCCACCACCGATCGCACCGATGCCCTGCTGAATCGCCTGCTGCGCAGTCTGGAAACCGGGCTGCTGCGCCGCTTGCTGTGCTTGTTGCGCGGCTGTCAGTGCCGTGCCAACACCCTGTTGGAACCCCGGCTGCTGCGCGGCCTGCGCCGCTTGTTGCGCGCCTTGATATAGCGCACCGATGCCCTGTTGGATCGCCGGCTGGGCGGCAGCTTGCTGCGCCATGGCAATGGCTTGCTGGCCCTGGCCGATTGCTTGCCCAAAGCCTGGCTGTTGAGCGGCTTGCGATGCCATGCGGGAGGCCTCTTCGGCCGTGAACCCCGCACCCTGCAATCGCGCCTGTTCGGCAGCAAAGTTAGACGGGCCCGCTTGTCCCGCCGCACCCATCGCGGCCCCCAGTGCCCCTGTCGCTTGGGCAAACCCCGGCTGGAAGGCCGCTTGCTGGGCCATTTGTATGGCCTGCTGCCCAGTGCCAAGCCCTTGTCCGATCGTTCCCTGCGCACCGGCCATTTGCGGCACACCGGCCGCTCCCGCAGCGCGCTGCGCAGCGTTCATCAAAAGTTGTTGCGAGCCGGAAAGGTCCGCACCGGCTGCCCCCGCAGCCATGCGCTGCGCGTCGGAAATACCGCGCATGCCCTGACCGATCGCGGCGGTGGCAGGCGTCAGATCCGCCTGTGAGGCACGCGCCGCCATGTTCTGCGACGTGGCAAGTGCATTGATGCCGGTGCCGATGTCTTGGTATGCCGCACCGAAGCGACCCGTGGTGTCCGCGGCCAGCGCACGCTGCCCCGCCAGATCCATGTAACCAAGGCCCGTATTGATCTGATTAATACCGCCGCTCATGCCCGCAGCGGCTGCGCCGGCTTGCCGCATGGCGGCCTGCGCATCGGTAAACTGAGCACGCGTGTCTGCGCCACGGAGGATGTCGCCCGCTTCACGGGTCGCGGTCATCGCGCCTGCGAGGCCCTGGTTCGCGGCTGTTACATACGGCGAGAACGCCCCGACGCCTTGCTGCTCGGCAGCACGCATCGCAGCGATTTGGGCCGGGGAGAAGCCAGCGACCTGATAACCCGGAAGCTGTTCAGCAAATCCCTGCTGCGTGGCAAGGTCTCTCGCCTGCTTTAAAAGGTCAAGCTTATAGGCTTCGATCTCCGGGGCTTCCCGGACGATCTGTTGCTGAATGCTGGTGTCTGCTCCTGCTACGCTTGCCATCTTAGTTACCCTTCACGTTGCCGCCTTCCAGCATCTTCATGAGTTTATACATCCGACGTGCGCCTTTGCGACGACTGCCCTGGCCCGCGTTGCGTACGGCTTTGGCCGTGAACACGAACTCGCCGTCCGAAAGCATCGCCGGGATTGAATCCGACGTTCCCGTGCCCGGTCCGTTGATCGGGCCGGTTTTACGCGGGAATTTCGTCGGCTGCCCGCCTTTGCGAAGCCCCTGAACGCCCATAATCCCCCCTCGATCAAGTGCCTGTACGGCCATTCCCGCCTGCTGCGCAGCTTGAGGGCCTGCGAACAGCATCGCTTCGGTCTGCGCGACATTGACGGGGTTGCTCGTCGCCGCGCGAACGGCGTTGTCTACCGCTCCACCCCGTGCATAGCCCGGCGGACGGGAAGTGGGCTGCACAGGATTTCCATACAACAGCGGAACGCCGTAAAGCCCCGAGACATTGTACGGCTGCGGAACACCGCCCGGCATGTTTGTCACCGCCCCTGGGGGCGGCATGTAGGTCGGCGTCGGTGAGATCGGCAACGTAGATATCGTCGACGGTCCAGTAGAAGTCGACCCCGCACTAGGCTGCCCCAGTCCATAAGAGGGCGTTTCGACGACCGGATTGTACGGTTCGAGCTTCGTCGGCTGGACGCGGTTCTTAAAGAGCTCCGGGTTGTCGCGGATGTAGTCCGCTCCGGTGTAATCCCGATCAAAAAGCGGGTTTTCTTCGGCTTTTCCGGCCTTAAATCCGCCCGTTGCGCCCGTAACAGCCAACGCGGTCGCTACTCCGGGGGCGTACTTGCCAAGGGCGGTTGTCGCCTTCGGATTGACGAGGAAGGCATCCGTGAAAGTGCTCGTCGAGGGCTTTTCAAAGAATTGCCCAACGCGGCCAAAGAACGTATCCGCAGGGGCCACGCCTGTCGGAGCCGCCGTTGTCGGCATTCCGGTTGAAGGCGTTGCGGCCGCCGTGGGCGTAATGCTTCCCGGCGCGTTAATCCCGTAGGCAGAAGATCTGTAAGGAACGGCGGATGACGCCGGAGCAGCCGGGCCTTGTGGGGCGGCGCCTTCGGGGAAGTACTGCTGCCCAGTCTGTCGGACAATCAGTGATTCGGGGGTGCCTCCTGTGGTGGGAGTACGGTAGGCCGCTCCGCCTTCTGGGCTAAACGCTGCGCCTTGCTCGCCCCCCAGGGCCACTTCTCCCGTAACGGGAGCAGGCGGAGCCTGTTGCCCTTGCGAACTAAACTGCGACATATCTCCACGCATTTCAGGAGATTGCGTAGCTTTCGCCGCCGCCGCATTCGCACGAGCGGTTTGAATGCCCGTCATGATGCCGCTTTGGAGGCCCATGCCGAGCGCTTCTTCGGTGCCCATGCCGGCCAACTTGCCAATACCCGCGCTGGTGACGCCCGCGCCAATGCCCTGCGCAACTGCGCCGCCCGGAGTGACACCGGGGATTCTGCTAGCGAGTTCTGCAACTTTGCCAACAGGATTTATGCCGCCGATCGTACCGCCTGCGCCAAAGTAACTAGTCGCGGCGTTGATCAGGAGGCTCTTGGCATTGAGCTTTTCGCCTGCCATTGCGCTGACCGCAGCGGAGGACAGCGTCGCGCCTGCTGCGGTAGTCGCCGCAGTAGACATCGCAATACCGACCTTTCCTGCCGCCGCCGCGGCTGCCGGACCAAGGACCGTGGCAAGCGCCACCGTCGCAATGATGCGAACGATGGGGTTCTTAAGAATCTTCTTAACCGCCTTCTTGACCTTCTTGAAGATCTTCTTCAGGAAGAACTCAGGCAGCCCCGTCTCCGGGTTAATCGTGCCCGAACCGCCCATAGACTTGAGCAGCCGCGCCTCGGATGGCGTGATGTGAGCGAGCATCGTGTCGCCATTGCGGCCCCTGGAGGCAAGGTACTTAGCCATGTCGGCTAGTCCACCTTCGGCCATGGCCATGGGCTCAAGGCCTTCAACGACCGGGGCCATCTCCATCGGAGCCTGGGCGCCCTGCACCCCCGCCGCCCGGTATTCGTTCAGGGCCATGATGGCCATGCCGAGATATGCCGGATCGTAGGCTTCCGGCAGGTCGTCATCGTCCATCATCCCCATTTCGATCAGCCGCTGGCGGATCTGGGGGTACTCGCTCGGGTTCTGGGACATGTACTCGAGAACTTCGAGTAGCGAGTCCACTTCGGTCGGGCTGAGATCGAGCTCGTCAATGCTCTCGCGAACGGCCTGTTTCACCGCTTCGATTTGAGCAGGGTCGTTACTTGATGCCCCAAGCGCCGTCAGCGCGGCATCATACGTGTCCGCGCTCGATACATAGATCGGCTGGTTTGTGGGCCCCTGGTTTTGCATGGCCTGCCCTTCGGGCAGACTCATGATGCCTTCATTTTCCATAGGTGTCCTTTCCAGTTTGTGCCAAAGACCCTAAGACGGGTCGCGCGCCGGGAAAGGACGCGAGGATGACTCGGATTATGGGGTAAGTTGTCAAGTGTTGTCCACCTGTTATGCCCGATCAATCTCTAGGTATGACAGGTAAAAATCAACGTCCGCGACGCTTGCGGTCACTTTCAATACGTCCCCCGCGATTAGTACACAGGGAACGCCCGAAAAGACGTCCATGGTCTGGCTCGTCGGCAGGGCATATGTCTTTAAGAGCTTGTATGGCGTCGCTCCGCCGGCAGGGTAAATCGCCGCGCTGATGTTGGCGACACTGGCGTTGTCGTTCGTGACCCGAAGCGACGACAGGACGGCATTGTTGGCCGCAGGAGCCGTGTAAATGGTCGTCTCCGTAGCGGCGCTCGGGGTTAGATACAGGCGTAGGTATTTGTTTGCCATGTCACATCGCCGAGATGAAGTTAATGGTCAGGATGACCGACGAGATAGTGGGGCGCGTTGGACTAGTGTCTACCGGATACTGCTCAAGAAAAACATCCGTACTGCTCGCCCACCAAGCAAGTTGAAGGTAATTGGCTGACGGGTCGTTGACCGTGAATATGCCTGTGATTGTGGGCACTACATGCGACCACGTCGTAGCATCTTTGCGTGCTGCGATGTCAAAACGGCTCCGACTGGCCGGGTAGTTAACGCCCGTGTCCTTTGCCCAAATCTCAAACTCTTGTGCCGCATTGCTGCGGTTAGAAACCTGAACACGTATGGTCACAAGATAATTCCCCGCACAAGGGACATAGATCTTGGTGTTGTCAACAACGCGAATCCCGTTAGCAACCGGGGTTGAGTTGTAGGTAATAAGTTCTTCGGTGGTGATGCTGGTTAAGTCTTGATCCTCGTCTGACATCAACATCGCATGCGGCAGGATGATGCCGTTGCTGAGTTGAAAGCCCCGGACACCGCCCGCAAAACCACCGCCCGCACCGGAACCTGCCGCGAACCACGAGCCCGCGCCGGCCTTGTCCTCGGTGACAATCGGCGTGTAAGTGTTGTTAAGCTGAAAAATAACCTGCTCAAGCGATCGCACGAGCTGATCAAACTGCTCCGCGCTGTACCCCTGCTGGGCCGCGTTTGGCAGACGGACATTGTTGATCTTGCTCATCTCAACCCGTCAGGTTGGATATCCACACGCATCGTGCCAAAGCGCCACCTGGTGTCGATGTCGCTGCTCTCAATCTGCAACGCAACCTGGCGACCGCGCGCGCGGGTATCGACCTTCTGCGTACTCGGTTCGATGATATACGGATCGAGCGAACTCGGTGTCGCAGGGGCCTGTGGGTACAAGCGCAACAGCAAACGAACCGTAAGATTGCCTTCCTGGTTCTTGAAGTCCGGGATAAAGCGCTTCATGAAGAGCACCTGATCGCCATCGCCGATGTCAAAGTACCCTGACTTCACATACGCGAGGATCGGTTGGCCATCTCCGTTCGCGCCATTCTCCTGGTTAAAGATCCGTGAGCGGCCGGCCGTGAGCCCGTTGATCGTGCTAATCGTCGCAGCGGTGCTGTCCGGATCGTACGTTGTGGCAAGCGGATAAGCATAGGGGCCGAGATCCGTCCAGGCCGTGCGGGGCATCGTGCCCACGGACCAGACCTGCTCAAGGTAGTTGTAGGTAACAAAGCGGTCGATGTAGTTCGTATCGGCCGTGCAATACCACCACGTCACTTCGTTGAACTGTGTGTTGATGCCGACGTGTACTTTCTGTGCTTGGGTGAAGTTCAAATCCTTGAACACGTAGTCCTGCACGGTGCACGGGAGCTTCTTTACCGTACCGTCGAACACGAAGAACGCGTCCTTGGCCATCCAGTACGCCACACCGTTCACATCCGCAGACGCATGCGGACCGATCAGGCCGCAGTTGGCACCGAGCTGCTGGAAACCAAACGTGTACGGCGGCCCAAGGTACTGCATGCCGTGAAGCGCCGTGTCCGTCCAGATCAAGATCTGCCCGCGTGAACGCAGTGCCGAAACAATGAAGTTTCCGTCTGTCAGACGCTGGCCGCCGGCGGTGTTCGTGGCCGTAGCGACGAAAGTGTTGATGTCTTCTTGGCTCGAGAACCGCACAAACATCGGATCCTGCGACGAAGGCGTACCAATCGTGCTTTCCGTGCCGAAACAGATCAGATGTCGATCCGGCGTCGATACCAATGCGTACTTACTCTTGGTCGGCGCACCAGAGATGGCCGCAGCACGCACACCAATGCCCGTACTCGGCAACCACTCGTAAATGCCGCCGTCCACGAGCTGCATAATGAGGTTTTCGCCGTACGTGTCGAACTGCCAGACGCTCGAGAAGAGCGAAACCGATGCCGAAGGCGGTCGCGGCGTGCCCCAAGTGGACAACCCCCACGTTCCTGTGCCCCAGCCGAAGTCCGCGTAGCTGACATCGCTGCCAGTGTTGATTTGATAGGTCGCGGTCGCGGTGCCAGCAGCCGTAGCAGTGGAGCTGGCGTTGACAGACGCCTGAATGACGTACTCGTTGGCGTTTGGGACTTCTAAGATCTCGTATTCGCCATTCATCGTGGCGTTGGCAATGCCACCGGGGTTGCCCGAAGTAGCCGAAATCGTCACAAAATCGCCCGTGATTGCCCCGTGTGCGGCGTCGTTCACTGTGACGCGGTTGCTTCCCGAGGTTGTATCGAACGTCACACCCGTGGCCGTGTCCCGAACAGGGGTGATATCGGCCCATGCGCCGCCGTAATAGACGTAAACCTTCTTGTTGGTGCCTACGACAACGTAAGGAGAGCCCTCAAGGTCGTTCCAGGTAAAGACTTCGCTCGGCGCACCGACGAAATAGACGACGTTTTCGCCAAACTGGTTCCATCCGCCGACTTTTTCGGGCAAACCATAGCGGAAACGCACGTAATCGGAGTCGATCCACCCGCCTTCCGCGCCGTATTCGGTGTTTTGCTTGTCTACACCAGGTTTGAGGAACAGTCTGAGGAGTGCCATACGCGCATCCTACTTGATTGGACCGCCCACGAGCCACGCATCGCACGTCCGATCGCCCGCGCACTTAAAGTGAAAGAGCTCGCAATAGCCAAGGTTGGCCGCTTCGACCACATCAGGCGCGTAGTTCTCGTGTTCAGGCCCCTCCTCACTCGCTTCAATGCCATTTTCGATACAGGCAATCATCTCCGGCGTCTGTATGAACGCCGCGCAGTTACCGCAACGGGCCTTCTTCGCCTCGCGAACGGTCGTCTGCCAAAGCTCGGCCTTCTTGTCCCAGAACGCACGAGACTCCGACTCCGGGTTCAACGGCCCGTAGCCGTACTCCTTGATCGCGTTGTTGCGATTCTTGAGATTGACGTGGATATCCACCGTCGCTTCCGGGCAGCCCTTCTGGCCACGCTCGTACGACTTGCGGATCTCCTGTCCGATCGCGTCCTTCTTCACGCTCGCCATGATGTCACCTGTACTGTGCCGTCTTACGTGCGATCGCCTTCGGCTGCTTTACGAATTGCTTCCCTTTAGCTTTGCCACGGCGCTTTGCAGCCGTTGTGCGAGCGTACTCAGCAGGGCTGAGAGCCTTGATCGCAGCTTCTGGAAGATATCTTTCGCCTGTTTTACTAGATGGCTTACCACTTTTGGTTCTCCACTTCTGGGCAGTCCAGTTTTTCAGTGACTGTTGGGGTGCGCGCATGGTTAATCCCTGTACCCGCCGCCTGCGGCTTTATAGCGTTTGGCTAAAAGCTGTGCTTTGCGGGCCGACCATTTTCCTGCGCCCGTGCCTTGAGTGTTCGCGGCCTTGATGGAATTAAACAGGCGCTTACGCATCTCAGGCTTCGTGTAATTGCCTGCTGCGTTAACGCCGCTCTTGGCTTTTGCCTTGCGCTTCATCGTAGCGTTGCTCCTGCTGCTGCCGGCACGGTCGTCACCTGGATCGACACGTGTTGTCGAAGATTCAACACTTGCCCACAGTCCGAGCAGGTGTCGGCCTCCAGTTCGGCCTCGTCCAGATCGTATCCGCAGGCCGCGCAAAGGACTTCGATCGCATGAGCGGGTTCGATCACCCCGAGATCCGTGGTCCGTGGTTCGTGACTCACTCTCATGTGACCCTCCTCCATTCAGGCTTGCCCGCGCCTCTTGAGAAATGCGGCGTGTCGACAAGCTTCACGCCGTTGCCGCCCCAGGAGTTGAGGGGGTTTAACGATTCCCAGTACGCGCCTAACGGCGCAAGGACGTGCTTGTCATAGACGAGCTTCCCGTCCTTAAAGAAGTTCAGGTCCACCGCCCGACGGCTCAAGTGCAGGCTGTTCATGGTCTTGCTGCGACCGGCCTTGACGTGAATCTGCTGTTGCTCCGGGGTGCGGTACAACTCGCCGCCTGTGACCACAAAGCCCATCTCGGTCGCCTTCTGGATCAACTTGCACATATCCAGCAAGAACGCAGCCTGTTCGGCAACGGCGCTCACTTGAGAGCCTCCTTGAGTTGCTCGCCCTTGTCCTTGCTGCCTTGTGAGGAGCCGAAGTAGTAGGAGACGATCTGGGTGGCAATAGCCGACAAGACACCCAACACATAAATCAGGATGTCCTTACGGGATGATTCGACCGGCGTGTTGTCGAACATGACAACGCCAAACAACACAAAGGTCAGAATCAGAATAGACAGCGCAAGGACTGGGGTGACGATTTTATTCAATAAAGGTGCTTTGTCTGAAGTCGCAATCGACACTTCACGGTCCCGCGCTGAATCGGTGTCCTTGAGCCGCATCTCTAGTTCGGCCAAGTCAAGTTTGTTTTCCTCTATGCGCAGCCGGAGCAACTCTTCTTCGTGCTCCATTTCGGCTGTCTTCAAGCGAATGATTTCATCCGGCGACATGTCGGGCTTCAATTCCACGCCGAGCTTCTTCTCTACGTAGTCTTTGCCCTTGGCCATGACGGCATTGGCCACGAGATTTAACCCGTTGCCAAGTAGTGGCGTAAGGATCGCGCTTAAAGCTGCGGGGATCACGGCTTGTCTGCCTTGCCATCCAACTTGTCAAAGATCTTGCCGAGCATGTCCTTGATCTCATCAATGTCTCGGGCGTACCGGGCCTGATCGCGGTTATAAGAATCTTGAGTCACATACGTCAGCGGCATCTCGCGCACATCCTCGTCCAGTTTCTCAATGGATCGGGAGATATTGTTCAAGATCCAGCCGCCGAATACACCGGCAACGCCTACGATGATGTTAAATAGGATCTGCGTGTCCATTACTTCTTACCCTGTATCACATCCAAGTTGTTATTCACGACCCACAGGTACATCGCGCACATAAGACCCGTGAGCCAGTACATGTCCACCCACCACAGTGCCGAAATGGCCGCAACCTTAAAGCTAACCATTACCGGCAATGGATCGTACTTTTCAAACAGTTTCGCCAGTATCGGGTTCATTTCCCGATGCCCCCTCTTCAACGCCACCAGCGTTGTCCAGATGTCGAGCACCTGAAGCAGTACGAAGATGACAAGGAAGAGGGTCTGGCCGGTCACGCGATTGCGTCCTGCAACGGCTTCAGGTCTTCGTTCGTCCAGAAGTCCTTTGCCAGCATGATGCCAAGGTGTTCCTTATTGCGCTTGACGCATTCGGCCCAGTCTTCGTCAGACATGCCTTCCGGCTTGCCAGCATTCAATAGGTTGACGCTATCCATCGCGGCGCGGTAATCCCCGGCGATGTCTTCTGCGCTACGGATTTCGTTTTCCATGATTAAACTCCTAAGCAGTCAAGCAATATACGTTTTCGACCGGATTGCTGCCCTTAGTCAACTTGTCCTTGTACGCCGCCACGATAACCGCCGGATCAACGAGGACGTTGCGCGGATCGTTCGGGTCGAACTTGGAGTCATCCCACTTACCTTTCATGTGGAACTGCAAGTTGGCATTGTGACTGTAGCCAAACTGCGTCCAGCGAGTTGATCCCCAGATCACCACACCCGCTTTCTTGGCGCTGGCTGAGAAGTGCTGTAAGCAAGAATCAATGCTCACGAAGCCTTCTGCGCCCTTTAACATTTCATGGACCACGGCCCAGTGTTCGTCGCACTTGAGCGCACCGGCAAATGACGGTTCGTTCGGCAGCGTTGCGTCGATGATAGCGACGTTTGGGAACTCAGCCTTCAGCATCGATACAACTTGTTGGGCAAGGTACGCGGGGTAATTTCGACCGGGGTTGTTGCTCTGGTACTGGCTGTTTGCGTTCCAACCAATTGGCGGCTGACCCCCGCTGAACTGCACGAACATGTACTTGCCCGTCACGCCGTTCTTCTTGAGCCACTCGGCAGCGCGACCCGCAAGATGATCGGTGTACAACTTCGGGGTCATAGCCGGGTCGTATTCCACGCCCATCAGTTCGCAGAACGATTCAATGAGATGCTGCTTGCCGAGCGCAAAGTTTGACTTGTACGGCTCGCAGTAATACAGGTTGTCCGACGCCATAATGCGCGGATCGTTTAGCGGCAACGACTGCTCGAAGGCCATCTCAACATCCGGGTTGTTGGCAAAGCAATCGATATACGGCGTGTATACCTGAATCTTCTGTCCAGCCTTCTCAGCCAGTTTCGGCACGAGCGCGGTGAACGCTGTGCATTTGCCGATTCCGCCTTCTACGACGTAGGTATTCAGCATGATTACGGCACCACCGGCAGCGTTGACCACGCATAGTTAGCGATATCCAAGTACCACGGCTCTGCGCCAAGCACCTCGTTCGCCTGCGGATCGTTGACCGCAAGCACACAGCGCCAATATGTTTGCGAGATAACCTCGCCATCCTTCAGCACTTCGGTCGTCTTGCGAACGCCAATGCTGCCGTTGGACTGCACGTTAAACTCGCTGATAAAAACTCGTTCTTCAAAAGTTGCCATGTTTATCTCCTATGGTAGGACTGTCCGTCTGCACCGTCCGATGCAGATAATTAAACTTCATACGTTACTGTGAACCAAATATCCGCAGAGGTGCTAGTTAACGCGCTAACCAAAACTGTATCGGCAATGTACGCAAACGAAACGTATGTAGTTGCTTCAACAACTATTCCAACCGGCTGAATTTTAGTTACATTTCCAGTGAAATAAGTTGCGCACACATAATAACCTGTTGCTGCCGGAGTATTGTATGCTGTGAACGGAAGCCCACGGACATAAAGGACGTTTCCAGCCGTCAGTCCGGTCGTATCAATGTTTACGGCAGAACAAGTTGCCGTTACAAGTCGGCCCACTTTTGTATACGTTCCAACACATACCGTGCTGCTTGCATTTCCTCCAGTCGCAGCATCTGCAACAACTGGCGTCCACGCGCCCTCTTCGTAATCATCCAACGTATTCGCGTTGGACGATGCCGATTGCGTGGCAGGGAAGGTGATGCCGGTGCCAGCCTGTGGAACTGCGTTATCCAGTGCAACCGTTCCGCCTTCATACATGGACAGTTGGCGATTACCTGCACCGTCCGATACAACGACGTAATTGTTGCTGGTGCGAATATCAAGACTGTCTTGGTTTCCGTTGTACGAACCAAGGATCGTGTTGCACGCGCCGGTGGTGATGAGGCAGCCAGCGTTAAATCCAACTGCCGTATTAGTAGCACCACTAGTCGTAAGTTGTAGCGCAAGATCACCAATAGCCGTGTTGCATGATGCCGTAGCCGTGATCAGCGCACGCGCGCCGACTGCTACGTTGCTTCCACCTGTGGTGTTGCAAAAACCAACAGTACGAGAAAGCCCCGTGTCCGCCGCGCCAATAAAGACGTTGAATGATCCTGTTGTATTGCACGTGCCGGTTTGCGGACCGATAAATACGTTCGCGCAACCAGTAGACGTTACCAAGCCAGCACGATCACCAATGCCAATGTTAAAGCAGCCAGTGCTGTTTGTGAAAAGCGCGCAGCATCCAATTGCCGTATTTCTAATACCAGTCGTGTTAGATCGTAGAGCGCAAAGGCCGAATGCAGCGTTTGTTGAACCCGTCGTGTTGTTAAGTAGGGCATTAAAACCAAATGCGTCAATGCCTATACCGGTGGTATTGCATCCTCCCGCGCTCTGTCCGACGGCAGTGTTATTAGAAGCCGTCGTTTGTGAGCCAAGCGCAAAAACCCCAATTGCGGTGTTATTGCTTGCGGTCACAAGAGTAGCCGTTGCGACCGTAAAGCCTGAACCCGTACCGCCAATGGACGCAGCAGGGGCGGTCATGATCGTCGTTGTGTCGCGAAACACAGAGCCGCCACTGACAAGCGCAACTGCCGTTACCGCGCCCCCCGAGACGGTGATGTTTGCGACCGGGTAAGTGACCGCCGCTGTGCCGGATGAATACGTCAACTGAACGGAGTTATACGTTCCGTCCGTATACCCAGAACCACCGACAATCGCGCCAAACGTCGCGAGAGAAGAAGTTAAATTGCGACCGGCTATCGCTCCAACACCCGTGTTATTTAATCCAATTGTGTTGCACGCTAATGCAAGAACGCCAATTCCAACATTGCACGAAGCAGTAGTGTTTTGAGTTAATGCAGATGCACCAATTGCAACACTACACGCGCCAGTTGTGTTCTGGTTTAAAGAACTTTGACCAACCGCTACGTTGAGCGCTCCGGTTGTATTGCAAGTGGCAGACAAAGACCCAACGAACGTATTGCATCCGCCTGTCGTTGTATTAACGCCTGCGTTAGAACCTACCGCAGTATTTTGAGCAGCAGTGGAGCATTGAAGCGCAGCAATGCCCATAGCAGTGTTATTGCTGCCGGTTGTGTTTGTTGTTAGTGCGCTTAAACCAACCGCGACGTTACAGGTTCCACTAGAGTTGTTCAGTAGTGCTTGAGTACCAACTGCGGTGTTGTTATTTGCGGTGTTAGCCGAAAGCGCGCCACTTCCAACCGCGACGTTATTTATACCAGTTTGATTACATTGCAGTGATTGGTAACCAACGGCAGTGTTAGCATTTCCAGTCGTATTTGCACGTAAAGCGCACCCGCCAACCGAAATGTTTTGGCATCCCGTCGTGTTTAATATCGACGCGCATGCACCAATTGCAGTGTTATCCGGTCCGGTATTTGTAAATAGAGCGCACCAGCCAATCGCCGTGTTGTTGTTAGAAGTGGTATTGCATCGAAGCGCGGATAAACCAACAGCGGTGTTCTGAGCACCCGTCGTATTTGCTGCAGCCGCCAAGTAACCGACTGCCGTGTTATCGGCGGCGGTGTTTGCCGTCAAAGCGCAGAAACCGACAGCGGTGTTATTATTTGATGACGTGTTACAGATTAACGCTCTAGCGCCAAATGCGGTGTTGTTGCTGCCGGTATTTACTGCTAATGCGCTACACCCAACAGCGGTGTTGCTACTTCCAGTTTGATTGGCTCGCAGTGCAGCAAGCCCAACTGCCGTATTACCTCCACCCGTTGTATTGGAACATCCCGCGCAAGAACCCACTGCAACATTATTTTGCCCAGTAGAGTTAAGCGAAAACGCCTGATTACCAACAGCGGTGTTATCTGCGCCCGTCGTATTTGCCGCGAGTGCGCTCGCACCTACAGCAGTGTTGCTGGCGACGCTCCCTGCGCCCTGCCCAACGGCCATCCCATCAATAGTCGCCTGATTAGTAGAGACTAGCGTGTTGCCGGTTAATGTCGTGCCATCAAAAGTTAAATTCGTCGATCCAACAAGTTGTTTAGAGGCGTTGAGATACTGAACCTGATCTGCCGTACCGCCATTGACGGTGACCGTGCTTGAGCTCGTGAGCGTAGTGAACGTGCCAGCCGCGGCGGAAGAACCACCGATCGTGGTGCCGTCGATCGTGCCGCCGTTGATGTCGACGAAATCATCCATAAAGATGACATCAGTGCCGTTGACGTAGAGGTGCGCCTTGCGGCCGTTCGGCACCGTGATGCCCGTACCCGCCGAGGTCTTGACCGTGATGCTCTGGGATCCGGTGGTGTTGTTCTGGACGATGTATTGCTTCTGGATCGTCGGGACGACGAGCTCGCGCGTGCCCGTGAGGCTGACTGCGGAGGTGACGTTCAAGACCAGCGCACGGGCCGCCTGGGCAGCGTTGGTGTCCGTGTAGGTCAGGGTCAGGTTAGCGTCCGAGGCGTAGCTCGGGTTGCCGTAGCCGACGATAGCCTGCTCGAGCGCGGTGCCGAGGTTGGTGTTGGTGATGTTGCCCCAGGTGCCGGAGTTTTCGCCGGTCGCCTGCAACTCGATCTTCAGGTTTGAGGAGTACGAACTAGGCATGTGAATATCCCTTTACGTCGAAATCTGAGTCCAAACCACCGTATTGCCATCGTTGACTAAAGCCCAATTCTGCGCTTGCGAGTCGTCTACTGCCTGCCAAGTTGCGGCCTGTGCAGCGTTGACTGTAGCCCAGTTTTGTGCCTGCGAGTCATCGACATTCTGCCAGTTAGGAGTCTGGTTGTCATTAATCACGCCCCAAACGAGGACGCCGCTGACCACACCCGTGGCTTGGACGCCGGTGAGAAGTACGTCCGCATTAGCTGCTACTGTAACGGAGCCAACTTGGCCCGTCGCGGAAACGCCCGTGACCGGGACGTTCTGTTCGGTGACGATCGTGACATCGCCTAGCTGAGCCGTCGCGGAAACGCCTGTAAGCGTGACATTGGCGTCTCCGGTAAGTGCAACCGAGCCAACCTGCCCCGTTGCCGAAACGCCTGTAACAAAGACGTTTGTGCCCGCATTGACGTCAACCGATCCGACTTCGCCGGTGCCTTCAACGCCTGTAAGCGTGACATTGGCGTTGCCGCTGATCGTGGCGGTGCCGATAAACCCGGTGGCCTGAACGCCTGTAAGCAGTACGTCCGCACTGCCTGTGACCGTAACGGAACCGACGGAGCCTGTCGCCTCCAAGCCGATGACGGGGACGTCTGCATTGGCGGCGACTGTGACCGACCCGACCTCGCCCGTGCCCGCAACGCCGGTAAGATCGACGTTCGCGGTGCCGGTAACCTGGACGGATCCGACGGCACCTGTGGCCTCTAGCCCCGTAACGGGGACATCTGCCCCAGCGGTAACAGTGACCGTGCCGACAACGCCGGTGGCCTCGACGCCCGTAAGACTGACGTTTGCATCGCCAGTCGTCGCAACGGACCCAACCTGGCCCGTCCCCGTCGGAAGTGCCGCGAGGCTTTCACCCCAAGGATCGTCGCCCCAGCCTACGCCAGAAGCATTCCACCCTTGGAAAGCAACGACAGCATCGGTCACTTCCGCCTCGGATTAGGCGATGCGGATGATCGCGCTGGTCGAATCAGCGGTCGGAAAGATGATCGTGAACGTGCCGTTGGTCGAGGTCTTCGCACCACCGAAGTCGAGCACACAAACCGCCGGGTCGCCCGCCGCCGAGTCGTTGTAGATCAACGCGCCATAGGCCGTGATCGTCGCGCTCGTGAACGAGAGATCCGCAAAGTCCGTGAACGCCGTCGTGCCCGAGCTCGTCGGGGTCACGTTCGTGAGCGTGCCGCCGCCAGCAGAGTACGTGCCGGAGTTCGCCACTTCGTTGCTCGACGTGTACGCCGTGGTCGCGGCCGTGAAGGACGCGTTGTTGTCGTACAGCGCCAGCTTGAAGGTGTTGCCGGTGCCGTTCGTGAAGTTGTGAACCGCCCGCATCAGCTCCACTTTGAAGCTGGTGCACATGAAATTGCCTGTAAATGCCATTTTTAATCTCCCAACAAATGAACCAGCTCTGGATGCCCCGCCTCACGAAGACGATTGGCCAACGTAAGCCGGTCCTGCTCGACGGCCTCCCTCAAATAGAAGGCGACCACGTGCTTTACTTGCGCTTTAAAGGCTCGCGCCTGCGCCTGGACAGCCGGATGCGACTGATCCCCGACGAAAATGATCTTGTCCGCGGCCCGTTGAGCGAGTTCTTCGACGTCCCAACCCCGATTCTGGGTCGTGGCGACCGATACTCCGTTCGTCAAAACAGGCATTTCTACAGTAATCATGGGCCAGGTGACTCCGATTTGACCGGAATACGAATCATACCATCGCGGTACTCGTCGCGGCGGCGGCGTCCCTGCTGCTCGATGCCGAGGCCCTGGATCGCTTGCTGATAAGCGTTCTGGAAGTACTGCATCATCTCCGGCGGACCCTTGGTATAGCTATATGCCTGGATCATGCAAGCATAAAACAAGGCTTCCGGGGCGTTATTGCTGATCCAAGTCGTCGGAGTGGTCGACGAGAGCTGCGCCGGGCGGTAGATATAGCCCAGTTCGACCACAAAATTAGCGTTTGGGGTCGGTGCGATGTAGAAGGTGTTCTGATCCCAGACCGAATAATACTTGGGGACGCCCGTGCTGGCCCCGTTTGGCCAGTATTCCTTCATGAAGGACGTGTCACGGAAGTCCAAAAAGATCTGATCGTTGCCCGAGGTGATCATCATGTAACGATGGGTGAGGATGTCACTCGGGGCGGTCAGAAACTTGTTGCCCGAAGTCATGTTTCCGCTGACTTCGAGCTTAAAAACGTCCAAATCGATGTCGCGGAGGATCCGATTCTCCGCAAACGTGATGAAAGTGTTGATTACTGCGTTGGTAAAGACGTTAGAACCCGTCTCCGAGTAATTCCGAATGTCCGTAACCAGTTCATCGTACGTCATGACGTGACCACCGTGACCGATCCTACGAGCCCTGTGGTAATCAAGGCCTGCCCAACGATGTATGGTCGCATGTCGTTCGTGTTTCTGGCAGTGCCAAAGCTCTGAAAAGCGGTGAAACCGGGCGCCCCGACGAACACGGAGACAGGTTCAATGCGGTCGGGGCGAGGATCGCGCAGTGCGATCGCATCTCCGCGATACCGTAGCGGCTCCAACTGCGGCTCTTTCGGCTCGTAATCGTCAGGGCAAACCATGTATCCCTGCCAATTTTTGCGCAGGACGTTGTATTTGTACCGCTGGCCGCAGTAATCACACAGCGCAAGCGAGTATTTGCCAGTTGCGTAGGCCATTAGACCCCCAAATCAGGCACGAACTGCACGCTCGCCGTGTCCCGATCCTCCATCGCAGCGCGGTTGAAGTCTTCTTCGTAGATTGCCTTGAGCGCAGGGGTGCGATCCGGGGCAAACTTCAACGACAACTGGTACGCCAGGCCCGAGGTCAAGCAGGGCAAGAAGCGGAAGTTGACGTCTGAGGTGTTGGTGTAAACACCAGCATCCTGGATCCGACGGATTCGGTAGTACACGAACGTGTACGTCTGATCCGCCGCCGGATAGAAAAAGACCTTCGGCGTATTCGTGCGCTGCACGTAGAACTGCGCAGGACGCGCCTGAGTGGTCTTGTCAGGCACATTGAGCCAGTCCTCGCGACTGATCCGCTCGATGTAAACGTCCGTGTTGATGCCTTGGTTGTTCTGGCGAATGATCGCCTCCAAGACATTGACCGTGTCATTGGCTAACGAGATCTCGTTGATGCCCTGCGTCAGCGTGTACGTTGCCTGCTCAATCGTCCAGAGGTTGAGACCCCTGTTGGCCCAGTCCAGAAATAGCAAATTGAGCGAGCGACGTGCGGACGTGAGGTGATAACCACTCGTCGGCCGCATGCCGCATCGCTCAAACGCCTCTTCAATCAGATCGTCGATCGATAGATTGAAGTCTGTGGTGCCAGAAGTAGCCATCGATTAGCCGCAAGACCCGCCGTAGCGCATCTTCTTGACCTTTTTCTTGGCCATGCCGCCCTTCTTGTATCCGCGCATCGGCATACCACCGCCCATCATGCCCATGGCCATTTCTTTGTGCTGGTTCATCATGCCGCCCTTGGCCGCCATGACAACCTTGCCAGTCTTCATGCTGGGTTCAGAGAGCATCTTGTTCTTCGGGCCTTTGCCCACTGCGCCGCCGCCACGGACGGCTGCGCCCATTCCACGACCTGCCATATTAGTACCCTCGCATCGCGCGACCACGCGCGTCTTTGCCGCCCTTCTTCATAGCACGGCCTTTCTTATCGGCCATGCCACCCTTCTTCATCTTGCCGACGCCGTCAGCAGCGAAGGACGGAACCTTTTTACCGCCCTTCATAACCATCTTCATCTTGCCAGGCATTGTCATTTCCTCCTTAAGGATTAACACTTCCACCGACGACGCGCTTGACGGATCCGACTATTCGGATTCTTAGCGGCCTCGGGGTACATCTTCATCTGCCCCGCCGAACGAGCGCAAAAAGACTTGCGCCGTTTGGCTCGAGCAGGGCCAGGGGTACTTTCCGTTACTGCGGTCTGAAGCTTGCTGCCGGGATTGGCGCGACGGTATGCCGCCACGCCTTTCCTAGTCATGCCCGCCCCGGATTTCGTAGAACGGAAGTTTCCGCTTTTGACCGACGTGGCAATGCCCATGCCTTTGCGAACGGCACCGCCGCCACGAAGAGCCAGGCCCATGCCGTTACGTCTCATTACGCAGGCGCTCCGCCGACATACAACAGCGTGACGCTGAGTACTTCGGCCGAGGAAAGCGTGGCATGCACGCCGTTCGTGGCCAAAATACCGTCGTCCGGGATGATGATGTCGTAGGCACCGGCAGCGGCCGGAGTCTTAATTTCCATCACCGTCGTGCCACCAGATCCTCCCGTTTTTAGGGTGATCGCAGCAGCCGTCCCCGTGCAGGTGTAGTAGACGCCTTGGATACGCGTGCGGCCATTCACCATGTCGCCTGTAGCAGTCACGGTTTTGGACTTAACGTCACTTGCAAAACTCATTTGTTTGCTTCCTCTATCGGGATGGGATCGGGAAGCCCCAGGTCAGACACTTCTGACACTGGGGCATCCAATCGCTTCACCAAAGATTGCAAGGTGTCCACTGCGGCCTGGCAAGCAATCGCAACCTCATGTGCATGAGTACGCTGCTTTTCCAGACGAACGATTTCGTCTTGCAGATATTCCTTGGTGATTTCCATTAGGCGATCGTGCTCACCATGATGTAGTACGTGGTGCCCGCGCTCACAATCGGAATGGTGTGCGTGGCAGCCGGGCTGCCCACCGCCGCGCGGAACACACCGCCTGTGGCCGCTGCCGGAAACACCGCAAAGGTGCCTACGGTGCCAGTGCCCGAGTTGGTGACGCGGAGGAACGAAGCATTGCTCCAGGTGCCACCCGAGGCGAAATCACTATCAAGCTGAAGCGCCGCAAGCGTGCCGCCTGGATTCGTCGACGAGCCACCGATCGTCACGCGGAGCGCGTTACCCGCGCCCGAGACCGTGCCCGAACCATTGATCGACAGCGAGATGTGGCCGCCGTTGACCGTGCCGCCAGTAGCAGCGTTGGCCGCCGTGACGCGCGTGAGCCAGCGGCCCGTTTCGCCCGAGCCCGTGCTCGCAACTTCGAGACGGCTGTAGTTCAGACGGACGTCGCCAGTCGTGGCCGTTGAGGTGGCGTACGAGCTAGAGATATTGCCGGCGGTGTTGACAACGACCGGAGAAGAGGCAGTGCCGGAAATAAAGCCATTTTGCGACTGTACCGGCCCAGAAAACGTGGACAAACTCATAGAATTTTCCTCACATGCGAGTTAGGTACGTCTGTCTGCATGTCGTCAGCCGGGTCTGTCAGACGTACCGGAATTTCCCCGGAGACTTGACTATACGTGAAGGAAGTGCATAGAGAAAGGGGGCCTTGCGGCCCCCTTCCACCTTGCTTGCCTCTTAGGCCGCACCAGGCGAACCGAAGATGCCTCTCGGATCAGAAAATCCGAAGCTGTACCGCTCTCGCGCTTTATAGCGCACGTTGCCGGTATCGAAGTCGCCCTCGAAACCAGTCTTGATGGCAACACGCTGGAACATCTTCATGCCGTTCGGGGCGTCGGTCTTGATAAACCAAGCGTCCGGGTCGGTCAGGAAGTGGTTCACGGTGTAGCCCTGCGGCACCATGCCCATGTTCTTCACGGCGTTGATGTCGTTATCCGCAGTGCCAACGCGAAGCGTCGACTTGAGGATACGGTCAGCCGTAAACATGAGTTCCTTCGGGATGATGAGCTTCAAGCCCTGAACAGCGATCTTCAAGCCACGCTCGTCGGTGAACGCAGCGATGTCGATCAAAGCCTGCTCAAGGGAAGTTTCACTCAGGTCAGCGGAGGTCGCCAGCTCGTTCTTCAGATTCGGGCCCGAGAGGGTCGGGTGGTCATCTGCGCAGAGCGGCTTTCCGTCGCCACCAAGCGAAGTCGTGAACGCGCCGTTGAGCACGCTCGCCGCCTTGATCTGCTTGGTCTGAGCCATGGAACGGGCCAGCGCCTTCGTGTAACGCGCCGAGAGACGGTCGTAGAGGTTGTCCTCAACGGCTTCTTCGGTGAGCGAGAACGCGAGGGCGACAGTCTCGTGGGTGTAGCGCGCGGTGTAGACTTCCTGCGCCTGGTCGTATGCAACGCCAGCGCCTTCCGTCTTAACCGGAGCTTCCGCGAAACCCGATTCCATCACTTCTTCTTCAAACGCACGATCGGAGCTCTCGACCGAGTAGATCTCGGCGTGCTCGTTCTCGTAGTTCTTGTACTCAAGGCCGAACAGGGCATTCAAGCCCGGCTCGAGTTCCTTGACCAATTGTGCACGTGAAATTGCCATTTTTTATGCCCCTATATATCAGGTTACGGCCTTGACGCCGGCGCTGCCGTACAGGTGCTCGTTGATTTTCACAACGACAACGGCAAAGTCCCCAAGCGCGTTGCCCGGGACGTTCCACAGGCCAACGATCTTAAGGTTAAGAGCCGCCGTGTCCGCGATGGTGGACGAATCCAATTCCATCGAAGAAACGCCCGTGGTGGTGCTACCGCCCGTGCCAACGACATCCGCGTTCTTGCCGATATCGGCCTGCTCGATGTCTTCGTCGGCCTGGATGATGAACAACTGACTCGGATCGTCGATCACGTCGGCAGTGATTTTGCCTTCGGTGATGTTGACGCTGCCCGGGTAGTAGTTCTTCCAAGTCGGCTTACCGCTCGTCGGATCGATATAGAAGCAGCCGTTGAAGACGCCGAGCGCCGCAGAATGCGTAGCCGGAGCAAACTTCACGACATAGCCGTTCACGATCGTTACCAGGTCACCCTGGTAGATCACGCCTGCTTGAGTATCCGCAATCTCGTAACCGTACTGCTTCTGGGATCCAGTCGCAGACAAATTGCCGAGAGGACGGAGACCAAAGGCTTTGTCTACATTAGCCATTTGATTAATCCTCTGAAAAAGTTATTCACTGGTTCCATTTGTTTTGGAACCTCCGAATGAAACGCGAGATCTACGGGTCGGTCGCTCAATGACCATGCTCGAGTGAGCATTGCTCTTGAGAAGCTCGTTATCCGCAGCCTGCATTTGGTCGCTCGCTCTGCGGGCATAATATGCCGCGCGCTCTTCCACGCTCTCTTCAGGGATACGTGCCAGAAGAAGACCTCCCACGCTGATTACTCCAGCATGTCGGCCGTCGTCTGCCACTGAAGCTGGGAAGTCAGGATATTCGTCCGCACGAACCAGCTCGTACCCCTCACGGAGACGACCTGCAATGTTCGAACGGTCTTCTACCCCGCCTGCCGAAGCCCGAATCCAGCGGTGTTTGTACCCCATAGGAGCTGGCGGTGCGTCCAGTCGTGAAGGTGGAGCCCATGGGCGACGTCGCGCGGTCTTCGTACGAGTATCGGTCTCGCGGGAAGCGCGGTTGATGGTAGGCATTTTGACGTCTGACATAGTTTTACTCCTTCACGTACTTGGCATATTCCTCGAGAGGAACGCCCAGCTTTTTAGCAATTGCCACTTGACTTGGCGTCAACCTGACAGTGCGGCGTGCAGCATTGTTGATCCCGGAGGATCGCGAGGCAGGCGCAACCGTTTGCACGTTACGGCCCCTGCTCTGCGTGCTCGAGCCGCTTTCCTGAAACTTATGCGGAAAAGCGTCTCGAATACGTTTGTCAAGCTCATCATAGTACTCGTCTGAGTTGGGGTCAACGCCGTCAACTTGTACCAACTGACGGTGAATGCCCCACGCGGCATGGGTCATGACGGTGTCACGGCCATACCACTTGTTCTTCTCGGCCCACTCCTCGACCCGGGGGTCGACCTGTTGGACCTGCTGAACCGGCTGCTGGTAGGCCTGTTGTTGCTGCTGATAGGCCGCCTGCTGCTGCATGTAGGCTTCGCGCTGGGCATTGGCCGCCTGGATCTGCGAGTTCTCCAGGGTCAAGGCCGTCAGACGCTGCTGGGCCTCGGTTTCGGTGTCCACGTCGCCCTCTTCACGGGCCTTGCGGATGATCTGCTTGAGCGCCACGGCCTGGGTTTCGACCCGGTTCTGCGCCTCGACGAGCCGCTCGGCGTCACTTCTCACGTACCGTTGCTCAAGCTCTTGCGCGCGCGACTGCACCTGCTTGGCATAGTCCAAGGCCGCCTGCTCACGGCGTTGGGTCTCGCGCAAACGAGCCGTCAGCTTGTCAATGCGCTTTTTGACCTTGTCACTGTAGTCATCGAGCTCACGCTCGTTCTTTTCCGATGCGGCCGCCTCGTTATTGACCTGCGGCAGCGTGGGAGTTTCCTCCTCCATCGGCACCTGGACGGTGGCGGGCTGTTCGCCCTCCCCGACACTAAATTCCAACTGTTCGTTTACCATCTAGAACTCTCCTTACCACATGTGAAGGACGTCTTCAGGATCGTTCACGACCCCCAAGACCTCGTCATCGTTGATGAGCCGGATCTCGCCGCCGTCGATGGGGATACGCGCTCCCGCATAACGGCCAAAAATGATCCAATCACCCTGCTTGCACCACGGGCCGGTCGGGAACTTGCCCTCGTCGGCGTAGGCGATCGGACCGACCTTCAAAACGTAGCCGCATACAGTCGTCAACTGCTGCTTGCGCTGCGTCTCTTCGGAAAGAGCGATGCCGCCCTTGGTCTTCTCAGCCCCGCGATACGGGAGAATGGCGATACGCCAGCCCGTAGGCGTGGGAATGCGATCCACCACCGACTCGTCGAGTTTCTCAGGCTTGAACCCTTCGGCCGTGTAGGCGTCCTCTAGGCTCGGCACGTGTTTGGCTGCCTCTTCCGCCCACTTCTTCTCAAGTGCGGTCGGCTCTTTTGCTGCTGCGCTCATAAGTCTCCTTTAGATTGAAAAGCCATCGTCATCCGTTCGCGATTTCAAAAGCGCTCTCACGGATTCCTCTACTAGCTTCAATCCTTCAAGACGACCCATCATGAAGCGATAACGCTCCATGTCAGCAATCGTGCCGTTCAGGACGATATCTTCCGATGCTTCACGGAGATTTCTAATTTCTTTCAGAACTGCTTCTGCAAATTCAAGCATGGTAGGTTTCCATGAAAAGCAGACGGTTTTGCGCACCGTCCGAAGCGCTTAATCAACTTAATAAATCTTGACTGGGCGGTTACCGTCCTTTTTCTTGACCGTACGCACACCACCGCCGGTGCCCATCTTGCGCGACTTGCCCGCCTTGGCGTACGCAATCGCTGCGGCCTGCTTCACAGCAGCGCCCTTGCTCTTCGGCTTGCTCGTGCCAATGCGGCCCTTCTCTTTGTAAGCCCCGACGAGCTCGCCGATGTTGCGGCTAATCGTCTTCTGGCTTGATCCTTTCTTAAGCGGCATTTCGTCCTCCTTTTGCTGCTTGTAACTGCAACCGCGCCTGGTCGATTTGCAGCGACTGCTGCATCTTTTGCGTCTCCAATTGCAGCTTGGCTTGATCCAACTGCATCTTGGCCTGGTCAGCCGCGGCCCGCTGATCAAGTTCTTGCTTCTTGAGCGCGACAAGGGGGTCTTCTCCGCCCGCACCTTCGCCGGAGATCTGCGACTGCATGTTGCGCATCTCCTGCATGTAGGTCGTCGCCTTGATCGCGATCATGCCTTCCTTCTGGATCGACGAAACTATGCGATCAGGGTCCACGCCGTACATACGGAAGAGATCCGCCTCGACATCCTCTTCGGCCTTGATCCGCAGATGCTCCAAAATGTGCTGCTGAAGCTCCATCGCGGCCATCGGATTGGACTGAAGCATCGGCGACATGCCCATCATCAAATGCGCCGCAACATGCGCGTCGTGCTGCTGACCCGCGAACGCCTTGAGCTTCATGTTGTTCAAAACAGCACTGTTCTCGGACAGTGGGTCGCGCGGCATCTGGTTGTTTTGTGGTAACAACAACCCGTCGATGTCGCGAATGTTCAGCGCGGCGTACACACGGTAGTACGCCTCGTACATGTTGTGCATGTTTGGCGCGCTCTGCGCCATCTGCAACTGCATCTGGGCAAGTTGAATGCGCTGCGCGCTGCTGAAGATGTTCGGATCGGCGACCGGCTGCACCGACACCATGTTGTCGAAGTCCGCACGCTTGATCTTGCGGCTCGCCCCCGGCACATCGTACGGATATTCGTCCGGCAGGTACTGGCCAAAGCCCTCAAAGAGCAGCCGGAACTCCAACGACTGCGCATAGTGCAACCGTTTATGGATCGCGGACATGACCATTGCGCCGCGCTCGAGCAACGCGAGCGTCGTACCGACCTGCGCGTACTGGTTGCCGTCGCCGACCTGCATATCGGCCGTGCTCGAGAGCCGTTTGCCAGCGTCCACGACAAATCCGAGCAGCGCAAACAGCACTTGGCTCGGCTCCTTGTACGGAAGCGGCAACAAAGACGAAGAAAGCTCCGCGCCACCCGCGTCGATGTCGCGCCACTCGCCCGGCTGGATCGGATCCGAGTCGTCCGCGATGCGTGCGCCCTTGGCTTTGAAGCCCGCAGGCAGGTTGGCAAGCGTTCCAGCGTCAATCAACTGCCGCAACGCGCTCGAAGCCGCCTTGGAAAGGCCGCCGATGAGGTGCACAAAGCCCAAGCCGTACGCGCCAGGGCCCTCGACGAGCACGTAATGCACAAAATAGTTGCGACGACGCTTTGTCTCATCGTCTTCGCGCCAGTTTCGGCGGATTCCGATAACTTTGAGCGTGTCTTCGGCCAGCGTGACAACGTACGGGAGCTTAATCCCCGTCGGTTCGCCGTTTTCGCCCTTGTCTTCAAAGCCCGGAAGGTCCAAATCGACCAGCATTTCGAGCAAAAAGACCTCTCCGGCCTGATCCGTGGGCTGTACGCCCGTCACTTTGTCGATCGCAGCCTGGATTTGGCTCGGATCTGCGGGGGTCGGCTCTAGTTCAACGGCAATATCTAAATATTCACCGATTAAAACGCGCTTGCGGTACTCGTTTGCGTCCATCGCAATGCGGTGAGTCAGCCGCGAACACTGCGACACGACACTCGAACCGTTATACGGGATGTATACATCGTCCGCGAGGCATAGTTTTGACACCATGCGACCGAGCTGCATGTCGTAATAGACCTTCTTGAAGGTCGATCCACCGTATCCGGTGTAGTACAGGAGCTGATCGAACTCCGGTGTGTACTCTTCCATCACCGTCGTGATCTGGTAATTCATGAAGTCCTGCACGCGCGAGGCCTGCTGGAACTTGTCGACGGTCTCTTTGCCTAGAATTTGCGTGCGAACAGGGCCGCCAGCCGGCATCAGCTCCTTAAAAGCCTGCGCCTGGAACTGAATAATGGCCTCTTGCAGCATCGGATGGGTCACGCCAGCCGCGCCACGAAAGGGTTTGGTGCGCTCTTCCATGCGCAAGCCCAAAAGATCAAGGCCCTTGGCGTACATCTGCTCCCAATCGGAGCGCGATCCCTTGTCCGCCTCGAACATTGCGGACACGTCTAGGGCAATCCGGCCTAGCTCATCGGGGTCAACAACTTCCGCAAGGTTGGCGTAGAAGTCGACTTCCTTCGCCTCGCTCTCGCCAATCTCGATAACCGCCCCGCCTTCCTCGTCCAGGACAATCTCGACGTCCGGCATCTCAGGCGCTTCCTCGGCAATCACCAGGATGCTGGCGTCCGGGGCTTGGTTAATAGCTTTGTCAATTGGCATGTTGTAATCCTAGTACGTTTAGTCGCGGCCGTAAATGTTTTTCGCGTCCAGTGACTTTTTATACCCCTCCAGAAGAGGCGTTAGATACGATGAAGATTCCTCTATAGCAATGGGCTTGATGCTTTGATCTAGGAACTGATAAACCGAATAGTCATAGTTGCTTGGTGGTTTATTGCCCGTAGCGCGACCATTGCCCTTGATCTGCGAAACAATCGGACCTTGCTTGGTGTTCTTTACCTCGATCGTTGTCACCGGACGGTTGCGATCGTCCCGTAGCGAATAGATCGATACATCACCATTAACAAACCGTTGATAGGCGTCAGGGCCGTATCCGCCACCCTTCGAGTATCCGCCTACGGAATGTCCTACATATGCCCCTTCTGGAGCAGTAGCCTCTGGATCTTCGATCTTACGCCAAGTGAACCCAGGATTCGGGCTGTCGTCCCCAAAGGTCAAAAGCGGGGCGCTGACTCCTTCTGTAAACACACGATCTGGAACTCGCCGACCTGCCTTAATGTCCGCAACAATCGAATCACGTTCCATGAATCGCTTGTTGTATTTAGCAGCATTGATTAACGCGTCCTCGAAACGAATGCTTTGGATTTTGTTCGCAGGCAGTGTGCTCAAGTATCGAACAAGCATCCTTTCGTCAAACGCGTGTTGGAGAGAGCCTTTTGGAGACATGGTGTACAAGGGCTCCCCTTTCTCCATCGCGCGCTTTAGGTTCTCAGGGAGTTTTTTCTCACCCGCCGCTTCCAGGAGCGCAGACATGGTGGAGTCATACACTCCTGGAAAACGATCTCCGGCCGGTACAGCCAGTTCCATTTTGACATTGGCCTGGGACACAGGAACGCCCTGTGCCAGCAGCTCTTCGATTTGTCTTTCCTGAAGCCCCATTTCCTGGGCGCGAGCAACGTCCGTTTTCCAAGTGCCTTCTGGGTTTAACAATGACGGATCGTTTCTGTAGACGTACGACTGTACGTTAGCCAGTTCGTCATAACGTCGAGTAAGGCTTGGCAACAGATCAGGGTACTTCGGAAAGAACCGTGTCTCCCCCGTTGGGGATACCTTGGTTTTACCTTGAGTTAGTGCGTCAATACGATCTCGCGGGAAATCATCCATCATCTTCGTGTTGGATAGATCGCCACGCAGGATTGCTTTGAAAACCGGATCGTTTGGTGTTCCAAACTGTTTTACAAAATAGTTCTTTGCTTTGTTTTCAAAGAAAGTCTTAATGGCCGTTTTCTGCTCTAAACTCAGTGGTTCCGTTGTGTACTCAACAGTCCGCTTACCGTCACGAACGTACCTGTCTACAAAACTTCTTGGGATGTCTTTGTCATAAACCCCAGTGACAACCTGACCGATGTTCTCTGGGCGAGAAGCCTCAAGTTTGGTCCGAGTGCGGCGCCCCGGAGTAATGTTGCCTGCAATGAACTCCGTCATACTGGCTGGGGATTTAACAGCTTCCGCCCCAACGTCTACAAAAGCAGAAGCTAACTTACGCGCGGCCGCAACAGGATCTCCTGCCGCTTCTGCCATCGCTTGGTTGGCCATGTCAAAAGTTTCCCGACTCTGTGCGGGTGCGGTGCCACGAAGCTCTTCAGGCGATCGCTCGCGAATAGACTGCATCAGCCCGCCAAGATAGTCTCGTGCGGATCCAGCTAATTGCTTCGTGCCCTCAAGCGCGCCCGTAATGCCACGGCCCGCGGCGGCACTAAGTACTTGCGGGTCGTACGCCTCGATGTCCCGCCAACTCGGCTGCTCGGCAGGAGCGGCCGTCGGAAAGCTCGTCGGCACCGAGCGCAGCAAATCCGCGCTCGTCTCGCCCGTACGCGGGCTGCCGTTCGCGCGGCGCTTCGGTCGTACTTTGAGCCCTGCCAGTGCGTTCTTCATTAACGCTTCTTCCGCTTTACCGCCCCGCCCCTGGCGTATCCCGTACGCTCTTCCTTCGGCAGGATCTTCGCCTTGTTCTTCTCGACATACTCGCGCGCCAGACGCACGACATCCTGCTCATCCTTCGCACGCTGACCAATCTCCCGCCCAAGCGCATCGTTAAAACGATCCATTTCACGCTCGGCTTCCGTCTGCCCCGGCGAGCCCAGCCGCGACTCGTACGCCATGCTCACAAGGTCAGCAATCGTCGGATTCGTCTTGCGCGTTAGATCAGCCTGATACATCAAGTGCCGCATCGCATCCGCTTTGCCGCCACCTGACTCCTTCACACCAAACGCCGCGACCGACTCGCGCTCTGCACGGGCAGGAATGTCCGCAACGCCGAGCAACTCCGCCGCGCCACGCTTCAATTTCCGCGTGCCACGGCCCGCGTACTCCACAAGCTCGTCCAACTTCTCTCGCGCCGAGCTCTTCGCCTCGCCGCCTTCGTTAAACCGCTTCGCCAGCAGCTCGCCTTCGCGCGCAAGACTCGCCTGCGAAAACGTCGGCATGCCGAGCGTCTCACGGATTAACTCCATCTTCTGCCGCGACTCCTCGGTCTGGCGCTTGGTCCGTGGGCCTTGGGTCTTGGTGACCTCTTCAAACTCCATGGCCATGCCACGCGCACTACCGCGATCCGTCTCTTGACGAATCGGACGACGCGACGTGCGACGGACGCTCTGTGAGGTGGGCGACAAACTGACTTCGGTCTTCGAGGACGCCGGCTGACTCATGAGCTGATCCAGCATCGAACGCGCCGAGTCGATGTCGCGATAGCCCTCGGCTTCGGTCTGCTCCTGCAACAACTGCAAGAGCTCCGCGTCGCTCGCAGGGCCGCCCTTCTTTCGTCCACCAGGCTTCACGGCTCCCGGCGAAAGGATCACGTTGCCGAAACGGTCCGTGTAGTACCCGGCGTTCTCAGCGCCGCCCAGCATGGTTGGGCCAAGGTTCGGATTCTGCCCAAGCGCCTGCAACGGGATGTTGCTCGTCAGGAGACTCGTCGGCGTCTGGCCCGTGGGGATCGTGCCCGGAGTCAAGCCGCCCGTGTTGGGATTGAAGAACGGCGTGCCGGTGCCCGCGCCAGGCATCGTCGGCAACGGAGCGGCCTGATATCCCGGAATGGGAATAGGCGTCGGCGTGTAGAACCCGCCACCGCCGCCCGGCGAAGTGACAGGAGGACTCGTAACAGGAGGCGCGCCGCCACCAGGAGGCATCACGGGCCCCGGACCGGGGCGCGCGGGCAGACCGCCGCCTGTCGGCGGTAACTCGGGGGTTTTTCCACTACCCGGCTCACGGGGGCGCGGTACATTTCCACCGCCCCTACCTACGCCACGGCCGATACGGTTGAGCAAACGGCCGATGTCGGTATCGTCGCCGAAGAAGCCGTAGTTAAACCCAGGACGTGGACGAGCAGGGCCACCAGCCATAGGAATGTCACGTACGGGAGGCTCATCCTTCGTCGGTGGTTTTCCACCGCCCGTCGGGACTTCATCACGATCGTCAATGCCGTTTAGGTTGCGATCGATGAAGTCCCCTGTTCGCACATTACCGCCGCCCGGTACGGTGCCGCCAGTCGTCGGGGGAGGTTGAATGCCGCCACCGCCAGAAGGCGGAGGCTGTGCAGGAGGCGGCGTTGTCGGAAGAGGGCTGTCGATCAGACCAGGAGGCCTTGCAACGCCGTCGCCACCGGGGCCACCGGCACCTGGGGCGCCAGTCCCTGGGCCGCCCGGAGTACCACCACCACGGTTCTTCTCTTCCTCCCTGCGACGGGCTTCCTCCTCGGCTCTACGGCGAGCCTCATCCTCCGCCGCCTTACGCGCGGCCTCGTCTGCAAGACGACGCTTCTCCGCCTCTTCGGCTACTCGACGGGCTTCTTCAGCCGCTCGACGAGCTGCTGCATCTTGTTCTTCACGTCGGCGAGCTTCTTCTGCACGACGAGCTGCTTCCTCTTCAGCAGCTCTACGAGCGGCTTCTTGTTCGGCAGCTTTGCGAGCAGCCTCTTCAGCGGATTTACGAGCGGCTTCTTCTTCAGCGGCTCTTTTGGCGGCTTCCTCAGCCGCACGACGATTGGCTTCTTCTTCAGCGGCACGACGGGCCGCCTCTTCTTCTGCCCTACGGGCGGCTTCTTGTGCGGCACGGCGTTCGATCTCCTCTTGAGCAATTCTCTTTGCCTGGTCGCCATAAGGCTTCCAAACATTCGTGATGTCAGGACGGTTGGCAAGATCCTCTTTACTGCGCAACCGCTTCAAATCCTCCGCCGCGGTGCCGCCAGTGGTAATCGTCTCGCTCTCTTCCGTGCGAGGGGCACGATCACGAGCTTCTTGTTCACGAATAAGAGCTGCTGTTCGCTCGCGTTCCTGCTGGCGAACGATCTCCGCCGCACGCTCGGCTGCGGCTTGTTCCTGTGCAACACGAGCGGCTTCCTGACGCGCGGCTTCTTGCCTTGCAGCTTCTTGTGCCGCGGCGGCCTGGGCAGCTTCTTCTTGTGCGCGACGGGCGGCGGCTGCTTCAGCAAGTCTGCGCTGCTCCTCGGCACGACGGGCTTCTTCGTCGCGGCGAGTGCGGACAGCATCTTCCCGTGCGACCGTCTCTTGCGCACGAGTGCGGGGCGTCGTTGCAGGCTGGGCCTGTTGACGCGGAGCTTGTTGACGGGGAGCTTGTTGCGCGGCGCGTGCTGCGGCAGCGGCTTGCTCTGCCTGCTGACGTGCAGCCGCCTCTTGCGCTGCACGTTCGGCTTGTTGTCGTGCAGCCGCTTCCTGCGCCGCACGCTCTGCCTGCTGACGCGCGGCCGCTTGTGCCGCTTGCTGACGGGCCGCTTCCTGCGCGGCTTGTTGTCTCGCGGCCTCTTGTGCTGCACGCTCTTCCGCTGCACGCATGGCCGCCATGTCCTGCGCAGCGCTGCCAGGACGAGCGACAGGCTCTTCCCGTTGTATGGGGCGAGTGACTGTCGTAGGGCGCATCGTCTCCGCGGACGACGGGCCGGGACGAATGGATAGCGGGGACGGCGTTGGTTCCGCGACAGGTTGTGCCGCTGGCGGCGGAGCCGCAGCTTGCGGAGGCGGAGCAGTGGGCGCACCGAACAACGGCTGCGTCGCCGCAGGGGCGGAGAACGTCGGGGTCGGCTCAACAACAGGTTGTGCCGCTTGGTTGAGTTGGTTGAACTCCTCCAGTGCCGTCTCTGCCGCACGCGAGACACCCGGCTCGCGCGCAAACCGCGACGCTGCCTTGTATTCCTTCAGCTTGGTCTTCGGGTTCTTGGTCCCCGCGCCGCCGAGCTTCTTCAACAGATCACGGGCCGTGGAGCTTAAGTACGCAAGCTCGGTATCGCCGCCACGGCCAGCCGAGGCAACCTTCTTGATAAACGCTGC